AAGCTACGGAGATCACAAACGGTTCACCCGCTGCTCCACCAATTCCTCCGGCAGCAGTAGTTGAATACATACCTCCTGCTCCTCCACCTGACATGACAATGGTTGTTGTTACTGCTCCCGCAGGTTTCGTCCAAGTACCGCTACTGTCAAAGGTCTGCACATTGACACTTTGTGTCAATCCACCAGTTAGTCCTATAATATCAGCTACAGAATGAGTATGCACCAAGGCTGCTTTTTCTGCTAACATTTCTTCAAACTGTGTAGTTTTAACTTTAGTGTCTAAAGCAACTGTAAGTTCAGTTGTTTTTTTTAAAGAAGAAGACAACAGAGTTTGTAATTTTTTACTTAATAATTGCTGCTGTTGTAATGCTTTACTTGAACTCATTACTTACATTTTCTATTTTTAGGGCATGATGTCTTAGACTTACCGGGTCCACCCCATAGGTCTTTGCATGCCCAGTATTTAGCAGTGAGTTTATTACTTGCGGAATCACACTTATGTCTAGCCTTGAAAGACTTACGAGCTTCAGGACTATAGTTGTTACCATATCCTGCTGCTCCATAATGAATGATCTTCTCTTGCCCATTAGCACAAGCCTTTACTACCCGCTTCTTATTGGGGTTAGGAGACTTGCGAGGTTTGTTGCAAGGCATACTAGCCTTATTAACTTTCTTAGCCATTAGGTTGTCCTCCTGTAAATGCAGACATGTCAGCACCAGAGTTCTGAAGAACCTGCATGATACCCTGTCCACCATTCTGTGCGAGATCTTGTTGTCCTGCTTGTGCCATGATGTTACCCATTGCTCCAGCAGTTGCCTGTGTGGAAGCCTGAGCCATCTGCTGCTGAGCCTGTTGCTGCTGTAGCATCATCTGCTCTTGTTGAATGTCTTCAGCTGAGCGTACCCAATTACGGGCATCAAAGCCAAGAGAAGTAATCAACGCTCTAGCATACTCTTCCCATTTAAATGCAGCGGCTGCTTGCTCAGGTAGATTGCGAACCATATCGCCCATCTGCATAAGCTTTTGTAAATCAGTGTCACGACTCAAGGCTTGAAGACCAGTAATTACTTCAATAGATAGCACACCTTCAGCATCAAAGAACTGTTCATACATTCTTGTATCAAGTTCTTCTTTTTCAATCATTAAGAATACAGATCGCTTGACAATTGGTTCCATGAGATCTCTAGCGATAGCACTGAATGCTCCACCTAAGACTGTCTCAAGTTCAGAACCAATCATACGAACAGCAGTAGCAGTCACGCGGTCGCCACTTGGTAGTGAGGAGGCAGACATTAAGAATGCCTGACCAATCTCTCTACGCATAGTTTCAACAGCGGTCTGAGCGGCTGAGATCTGTGGGTTCATTGTCTGTGATGGTGACAGTACGAATACATCTGCTTGTCTCACGGGAATCCATGAGCCATTGGGTGCATCAGCAACATCGTCTACCTCAGTAATACCGGATGGATCAATGCCCATCCAGAAGGCTGAGGCTGCTGCCATGCCATCAAGCAATGCCTTAGTATAACCATCAAGACTTGATAGGTCGCCTAGGATATCTTCGCAGTGCGATCTCCCGTAGTTTTCTCCGGGTATGCCGTACCACCGTAGTACCGTCACAGGACATACTTCGTAGACACCGCTTGTCAGTAGGTTCCCATCGCCGTCTTCCTTTTTGTACTTCCATAGGTTGTCCTCCTTGAGATATTGACAATATGTTTTTTTGTAACCTCTCTTAGCGGATTCGGGTAAGGAGAAGTGTGGACTAATTGCTTCTGGATCTACAAGATCATATTCAATATGAATAATTTCATTAACATCTCCAGCAACGGTACGCTGTATAGCATAGTTATCTAAACGGGTAACTCTAAACTTAAAGTCATCCATCTCATGTACTAAACAATCTCCAACTACAATTAAATTCTGAATTGCTTGATAGATTGTTTCTCTTAGGTTAGTACTAATAAGCTTACGATAGACTTGATAACTCATAGTCTCAAGATACTGTCCAATTTCTGCGGTTGGTTCTGTACCAGACCGAAGACCAAATTTAAAAAAGGGTGTGTCATTCAAAGGCATCATTGCTGATAGCATTCGACTAGCTAATGAAGTCACACCTCTTGCACCAACAGATGATGTTGGCTGTGGTAGTTCCATCTCTTCAGTCCAACCCTCAGGTGGTAGAAGACTTGGAACAGTTAGTGCTGCACATAGCCGAGCACGGTATAGTTTAGATGTTCGCATTGCATCTAACATTCGGAAGCGTTCAACAAGATTGTTTGTCATTTACACTCCTTTATGTAGATACACCATTGTATAGTGCTGAATAAAAATCTAATGCCTTGGCGTTACCACCTTGAATAGTCTTAGTACCTTGTGCTTCAGCCTGAGCCTGAGCTTCAAGGATTGCTTCTTGTTCGGCAGCAGTAGCTGTCTGAACTGCGGCTTGCTCATCTGCTTTAGTTCTAGCCATAGTAATGGCTTCTCTAGCAACACGGCGAGTTTCGGAGTCTTCGGCTGCTTTTCTACGCTCTTCTTCTTGTTCTTTTTGGAAGACGCGTTCGTCATCCATCAGTTTCTTTTGTTCATCATATGTCATACCACCGCTAATAGTAGGGCTTCCACCCATATTACTTGCCTCCTTGCTGTTGCTTTAGCACAGCTTTTAATTTGTTTACGACTTCTATTTGCCCTGCTCTAAATGCAGATCGTCTTGCAAACTTGCTTTCTTCACAGTCAGCATCGTATTCAAGGGGCTTGTATAGTTCTTCCAGAATTTTTATCAGGTCGGGGTCTATTCTCGGATACTTTTCTGATTTCATTTTTTAACTCTTCTATTTGAACATAGAGATCTTTGATTAACTGCTTGACCTCTGGCAAATCTATTGGGGTAGATAGAGTTAATCGAGTCTTTGCTTGATGGATATTAGTAATCATTTCTTTTTACTTGCTTTCTTTGCAGCCTTAGCTTCTTGCTTGGTCTGCTTAGTTATTTTTTTATTCAAATCAGCCAGTTGTTTTTCTAATGCTGTTTGATATGCAATAGTTTCACGCTGTTGTAAATCAGGATCAGATCTAAAACGTAGAGTTTCTACATCTCTAATAGCCTGTAACTTTGCAGCTGCTACTTCTTCTGGTAACTTATAGCTATAGATTTTATTTCTATCAGCATCATAACTTACGGTTTTATTCTTACCTTTAGCTTTTCTATAAGCATTCATATCAAAGCCAGCTTCAGTACTTGTGCTGTACCCTGTCTTAAGGGTGGGAGATTTAGCCATTACAGATTGAATGTATTGTTCTTGAATGCCAAGCTTTTGTGCTTCACCCTCTTGCTTTAAAAACTCAGCTACACGCTTCTGTTGCTCAGCATACAATTCATTTTGCTTAGTAACCTCACCGATCTGAAGATCAGCTTGCTTCTTTGCTTCAGCCTCTGGATTAAACACATAGAAAGCAGCATCATTATTTTCTGTACTAATATCACTACCTATATTAAAACGAATGTCTTTCATTTTTTCATAGAGTGGATTATAGATATCAGAAAAGTTAGGCAACTCTTTCTTAGTCAGGGCAGTCTCTTGAGTGGCAGAGAAGTAAGACTCTTGTCCTACATTTGCCATATCTAAAAGACCACCCTGAACACCGCTGATTTGTTTTTGTATCTGCTGTTGTTGAGCAGTAAGTTCTGCAGCAGATAGTGCAGGTGATTTTTTTCTTGCCATTGTTTATCCTGTTAAATCTATTATCTCACAAGCTCCTGCAGTACAGGCTAAGGTGTGAGATGATGTTGTTGTGTCTGTCTTCTCATATAAAGAGAGATGATTAAAGTCTACATCTATAACAGGAAACGAATTATAAGTTTCTAGTGATATAGATTCAAAGGGAGCTTGTGCATAGATATGATCTGACTTGGGTAAGAAAGATATACCGGAGATCTTATCAAAGTTTTCCCATACCCATTGTCCAACAGGTAGGAATTCATTGTCAGCATAGTTAACAGTGATGCTTGGCTTGTGCTGACAGTAGTGCTCTTGATAAGTTAACCATAAGTTAAGATGATCAATAGCGGATAGTTCATTCTGAGTTAGTGATCCAGATGGAGCAGCTTGAACAAAGGTAAAGACTGCAGTTGAATCTGCATTCATTACACAATCTTCTACTGGTACTTGGGCATCTCTCATCATGAAGTAGAGTGGATCCTTCTTGTCGATACGGACTCTTCTAAAGTAATGCTCCGCATACCGGGGATGTAATCCACTGGCTGACGAAGCAAGACATGAAGTTGTGCCTTCTGGTTTAATACAAGTAATTGATTTACTTGGATTGATACCCAGCTTCTTAGACCAGTCAAGGTTAGTCTTGATGGCTGTCTCTCGTAGATCCTCAAGGACATACTTAAGTCTGCCATGTCCTAGTAGACCGGACATCAACTTGTTATCAAAGATACCTGTCATGGATACACCAAGCAGTCTCTCTTCTTCACAGTTATCCTGCCATGTCTTATCCTTGGCTAGGTAAGGGAAGTAAGTAAACATGCTTTGGATAGTACCAATGATGGTAGCCATTTCAATTTTCTTTTCTAATGACTCTTGTGTATCAGTTGCATTGACAACAACAGTAGATAGATTACAGAATTGATTAGGGCGTAGGATGATCTCACTACATGGATTCGTTCCATAGTAATGATCTTCACTACGGTCTGCCTTAACAGCAATGTTCTTCATGGCATCACGATTACAAAGACCACGCTCTCCACTGTGGGAGTTATATAAGTCTGTCCACTCTTCGAGGAACTGACCCATTGATGGTCTGCCATTGTAGATGGCTGAGTTGTTCGCTAAGGCACGATGACTTGAGGCTTGCCACCACGCACCACTCTTGCAAGTAGCCATCTCACGGTCTGCTAGGTCGCTTAGAGAGATCATAGCGGAGCGGCGTACACCACCCACGATGACTGATTGAGCAATCTTGCAGCAGATATCATGGCACTCAAGGGGCGTAAGTCTACGACCTTGGGCAGAATAGAATGTCTGTACTACAAATCTAAAGACTTCTTCTAGTGGGGCAGGACCACTTGCTCTACCACCAAAGGTCTTTAGTCTTTCACCTGACTTACGAATCTTACTTGTGTCCCACTTAATGTGGATACCCTTGTAAAGATTGTCAAGTAGATTGTTAAGTGCATCACACCAACCCTCGCGGCTATCCTCAACAAACATAACTGTATCAAACATCTTATGTATTGTTGGGATAGTCCCAAGTTTGTCGGTGCATCTACGCTCAACCGTATAGCCTACTCCAGTACCACACATAAGAATGTACATGAGGTTAGAGAAGGAAGTTGTTTTATTAATCTCAATGTATGAGCAATTGTATAGGGCAGTATGATCACGATCCAATGCTGGACCTGCGGTCATCAACCCACGCATACTTGGCAGTACTTCTAGATTAAGGATAGCATCTCTGATATCTGTCCGTGTCAGAAGAACAGGGGCTTTACCAGTAAAGTAATTCCACCATCTATCGACAGTCTCATCCCAAGTCTCTCTACGATTTTCTTTATCAAGCCAACGACTGTAGCGACTGATAGCAATAAACTTTTGAAATGTATCCATTAGACTCCTGTACTCCCAAACTTACCTTCGCCTCGTACAGTATACGGAAGTTTATCTACAGAGACAAACGGGAACTGTGTGACGGGCATGAAGGCAATCTGTGCAACACGATCACCTCTTGTAAGAGTGTGTGTTATTGTTGAATTGTTAATAAGTGGTAACCAAATCTCACCACGATAATCAGAATCAATGACACCAACAGAGTTGGCTAAGTTGATTCCCTTGTTAGAAAGACCTGATCTCATAAAGAGTAAACCTACATAGCCCTCAGGGATAGCTAAGCTAACCCCTGTGGGTACTCTAGTTACTACTCCGGGGAGTAGCGTAGTGTCCGTAGTGATCTTAAGATCAGCCCCGGCTGCACCCTTGGTATGGTAGGCTGGAGCACAGTCTCTATCATGGAGTACCATAGGGATCTTAGAATCGCTATGGATATAAGTAGAAGTATTGTAATTGTTTTGATTAGCAATAGTTAAAGACTCAGTGTTGTATTGGTTTACATCAGTGTTCATTAGTGTTCCCTTGAGTATCACTCTTAGTAGCCCCAACTATTGGGTCAAACAATAGTACGGACTTAGTTTTCTTGTTATATTCACCATGTCTAAGGATGCGTACACACCTAGCCATAGCGAGACAGTAATCATATCCATATCTATCCATTTCCTGAGGCTTAGCTTGGTCATAAGCTGCCAATACGGCGGCTGTCCAGTTACGGGGATGGACATACTTAAGCCATTTCTCTGCCTTAGCAGGTCCCCACTTCCAGATACCGGGGATATTATCGGTCGTATCACCCATGATCCATTGCTTGTGGAAGTTAAAGTCAGCAGTATAAGTATCAAGTTCTACTGGTTTAACTTCCTTGTCCGGGTTCCAATGCCACCCCGGTACAGACCGGAGATCCTTGTCAATGGTCACAGCAATAGCCTTGTTACCTGAAGCCATGAGTCCCATAATATCATCAGCCTCTAGGGTAGGAACAAAGAGTATATCATTCCGTTTAATTAAACTGACAGCTTCTGATAAAGTTTCTGGGGTTTGCTTCTTGACATCCCGATGGGCTTTATATGGTTCCCACACCTGTCTACGGAAGTTATCCTTACGATCACAGGAGATAGCCACATATACTTTCGTTACTCCTACTGGAGTCCATGCCTTGACATCATGTTCAATGCGCTCAGCAAGGTACTCAATGCCTTCTTGGTCTGCCCAAAAGGCAGCACGATAGGCAATGATGTCTCCGTCAAGCACAGCAGTATCAGGTCTTGGTTGGCTTATCATCGTCTTCCTTATCTATAAAAATTTCCATGATCTCTTTAAACACAGTATCTCCATCAGGTAGTCTGTCTTCTCTTGAGGATAGGCACAGCTCACAGTTACACAAATCATCTAACATTGATTCGGAGAGTAGGTGAAACCATTCATCAAACTTTGTATTGCACTTAGTTTTGAATGCTGCCTCACTCTCATCATTCTTTAGAGTGTAGTGAAACATATCTTCATATTGTTTGTTGCCTGTCTCAATAGCAATTGCTAGTGCTTCAGACTCATGTGTTCTCCACTCTGCAAACTCCTCAGGGAGTTCACGCTCACCTGCTGAGATGAAGACTGTAAGAGCACGGATGTCACGAGCAGCGGCAATCTCATTGGTATAGCGACAGTCATCCACAATGATAACCTTCTCATGCCAGATAGATGGGTCAGCCTTTAGGGCTGCTTGTTCTTCTTCATAGAGTTTCTTAATCTTGTTTCTGAATTGTTTAACCCAGTAGTCTGGATCTTCTTGTCTCATAGTAGAGCCAAGGGTCTGACAGAACTCACGATACTCTTCTTGATTGGTATCTTTAGTGTATCCCTTCTTAGCCGCCTCTTCCTTAAGGGCAGCAGCAAAAGGAACAATCACTGGTGTATACTTATTGTTGTAAGCGTACTCACTGATCCACTTTGCTAGTGTTGTCTTTCCGACTCTTGCCTGTCCACCGATCATTATCGTTATCATGTAAGCTTTCCCATAATTGTTTTGGAGTGAATAGATCAGGGATATCCCAACCTTTGAATTGTAAGTAGCTGCATATAAAAGTAATACAGTTGGTTGGTTTGTTCATCCCTATGAACTGACCTATAGTAGTGTATGCTAACATCATATAACTATTAAGTGGTTTATATTTATAGGCGAAGATAATATCTTCCTCGTCTATATCAAAAGAACCTAGATCAAACTCATAGTACTTAGTTAAATTTAGTTGCTTAAGTGCGGATAAGCGCATTACTTTTACTGGTCTTCTGTCAACCACCACAAAAGCAAATGGTATACTCAAATCAAACTCAATGTGAGCATGAGTATGACGGCTCCAAGATAGTAAACGAACGGCATAATATCGCCACCCTTGTACCTTTTTGAAGTTGTAGAATACGATTTTTGCATTAACTTTCATAGAAGATCGGCATCCCTAGATATGTAGCTAGTGAATGTTCAACCCTCGCACCTTCCGAATGCTCCCAACCACAGAGCATTACCATCCCAGTACACTGGAGGATAGCATCAATGTCACGCTTCATGCAAGCACGAAGATGATCTAATGAATCTTCAACAGTAGCGGGATCAAACCCCTCATCCTCATCCATCTTAGCAGGATTGTGAATCTTAGTTATAGCAGGATTTTTACTCCACTTCTTCTCAGCTTTATAGAAAGCCTCAAAGTTATGGTTAGGATATCCTCTCATAGGACCAGCAATATAAATTTCTAACTTAGACATAGTGTCTCCTTAATGTGTATCAGCCCAGCACTTACCAATGCAGTACTCTGCATCAATACGAATATTCATCTTTAACATCTCACCTGCTGTAGTAGCAGCGGCAGTAACAGCCTTACCAAATCCATCGGCAGTATCTGCCGGACATGAGTACTGTAGTTCGTCATGCACATAAGCCAGCTGCTTGGCTCCTGCGGGCTTGATAGCCTTGAACGCCTCGACCATCCAGTACTTGCTTACGATAGCTCCTGAACCCTGCAGCAGGGTGTTGAGGGCAGCGTGTTCGCTACGCACGGGTACACGCCTACCATCAGGCAGGAGCACACCCTTGTGCTTGAGTGCCTCATACTTTACCATGTCCTGTACCTTAGTAAGGGCAGGGATTTCTTTCTGAAATCGTTCTCGTAATCCTCTAGCCTCACCAATACTACAACTACATACTAAAGCAATCTTCTTGTCACCCGCACCATAGAGGTACGCATAGATGAAAGACTTTGCTAATGCTCGTGAACTTAGTCCGGCTGCTTTCTGATTGTGTGTATGAATATCTCCTGTTAGGAGTACTTTACCATACTCACCGTTGTCATACTTAGCCATGAAGTGGGCAAGCATACGAAGCTCTAGCCCCGACAAGTCAGCACCAACTAACACCTGCTTGGGATCACATAGCCAGAGTTCTCTTGCTCTATGATCGCCACTTACCTGTGCTATGTTGGGCTGACTGTGAGTACAACGACCTGTCGCTGCACCCTGTGGATTGATGTTGCCATGTATACGGTTGTCTCGACTATTGATTGATCGACTGTTCCAGTCCTCAACCATACCCATTAACTTGATTGCATTGAAGTACTTTACGAGTGTCTTTGCTTCTGGATAGTCTAACACAGCCAACACGGATTCATCTACCTTTGGGTTTCCCTTCTCAGTTTCTTGTGGTTTCCATCCATACCTTTCGGTAAGACGGTTAGCTATTTGTTGTCGAGAACCGGGATTAAAGGTATCTACTTTGTCTTTGAGTCTCTTGCCTGTCTTGGGCGAATGTCTAATGATAACCCGGTCAGGGAAGACTTGACGCATTTCATCTTCGATACCAAGTTTTTCCAGCATAAGGTTTTTATACAACTCTTCTCCGGCATCAAGGTCATAATTAAATCCATTGCACACTTGCTCCATTAAAATTGTAGATACTGTATGCTCAAAGGCTACAATATTTTTGTTGTCTGATATAAAACTCTTTTGTTTATTGAAGATAGCTTCGCCAAGTCGAGTGTCCTGCTGACAGTACTTGCCCATCTCTAGGTTGTAACTAGTCCAGCCCAAGGTATACTCTGACTTCGGAAAGTTAAGATGTATACCCCATGACTTGAGTGAGTTGTCTTTGAATGGATGGGTGTTGATGTCTGGATACATTAGCTTACTAATAATAAGGGTATCAACAATACGCTTAGGCATAGTCATATTATACAGCCTACGCATAACCGGGTAGTCATATCCCAAGATGTTGTGACCGATAATAACATCAAATTGTTTGAGGTAATTTACAAGATCTGGCATCTGATGCTCTAACCAAAGTACTGGTTCTTGATTAGGAATCTTAGTAGCTGCACATAATACACGAGTAACTTCCTTGTGAGGATTACCTTTAGAATCTAATATCAACTCAGCTAAACCATTTCCTTCAATATCAAGTACGCATACTTTCATTAGAACTCCTGTTGTTCTGGCTCGAATACTACTGAGCCATCCTCAGCAATAGCGAATCCAATTTCTTTTAGTCTGCCTGACACATGGTCATAATATAATGTACTTGCAATACCTGCTCGACCAGTCAAACGATTCTTGAGTACACGCACTAGTGTGGTGTTAGCAATCTTCTCGTCTGTGTTCTGTCGATCTCTCTCTAGGGCAATGACTGTGTTGGGTACAGATGCCAATGCACCGGAGCCACGCAGATCTTGCAGGGTAATACGATCACCCTCTTCGTATGCCTTGTCACTCTTCTTGAGTTGTGATACGATGTCTACATGCACACCTGTACGCACAGCAATAGCACGGAGTTCCTTCATGAGTGTATCAATAATGATACGCTCTGAGTTACCACCTTCGACATCCTTAGTCTGCATACTCATAAGTCCTGCAGCAGCGGCGGTGATATGGTCAAGCACAATGACATCTACCTTGAGAGAGGTTGCCATGAACTCCATACGAGCCAGCAGATTAGCCATTGCACTGTTACCTAAGTGGTCATACACATAGAAGTTTGTGCCACACAGTTGTGCCTTAGCTGCGGAGTATTCCTCATCAGTAAGATCATCAACCATAGCCATGTTGATTTGTTTCTTGCCAAGCATGGTACGCAATTCATTCATCATTCGTCCTGCTCTGATAGCCCGGACTGGTTTGTTAAGTATCAGGCTGATCATATCATCCATAGTTTCCTGTGGAGATTCCTCAAGCATGATACACCCAACACTACGACCCTCTACTAAGTGATGCATCATAAGCTCACGAAGTATAGTAGACTTACCAGACCCAGTACCGGATGCCCATAGTGTAATCTCTCCACTACGCTGACCAATCAGGAACTCTGATAGACCATCGTAAGGGAAGGGATAGACACGAGCATGGTTCATAGACTGTGAGTCTGTAATAACTTTAGAGATGTGCATGATCTCATCAGGAGAATACTGCTGTGCTTCCCATAGTGCTGATACCAATTGCTTGGTCTGAGCATTCATGTAGCACTCACTAGCATCCTTGTATGGAAGCTTAGCAATCTTGCACTTACCCGGAGGTAGTAGATCAGCAACTTCCATAGTAGCTTTCTGTCCTGCTTCATCCATATCAAAGCATAGGACAACTTCAGCGTATGAGTTAATGAACTCAAGATTTTCTTTGATAGACTTGGCTGCAGACTGAGCACCATTGGGGATAGACACGACAGCCCATGTACCACCGAGTACTTGGTTGACTGTCATACAATCAAGCTCACCTTCAGTAATGATAAGCCGCTTGCCTCCTGCCTTCCATAGGTTCTGACCAAAGAGTTCTGTACCCTTAGCACTACCACGCCAAGCAAACTGTTTGTTAGGACCACGAAGGTGTTGTCCTAATAGCTCACCACCTTGATAGTAGTTAGCAATGTGTACTTCTTTACCATTGATCTTGGCTACCTGATAGCCGTACATGCGGCAAGTCTTTTCCGTAATGCCGCGATCCTCAAGATCAATGTAAGAACCAGTGAGCACTTTAAATTCTTTAGGGGTTGTTGTAGTAAGTTCATCTGTCATCTCAGTTCCTTTAGAAGAGCGGTAATACTTGCATTTAAAACAATACACATGATCATCATAGACTGCAAGGTTGTCACCGCTACGATCTGCACCATTCTGTACACAGCGTGGACACTCAGTCTTGCTTTGGAATAGACTCATTTAAATCAATTGATCCGATCTTTGCTAGCTTGATAAGAAACTCTGGTGATAAACAGAAGCTTGCTATAGCCTGATCCTCATCTGTTCGATATCCATTTGGATCTTCAGAGGCATAAACAATAAAGTTAACATTCTTATTAGACATCTGAATGCGTAGATACAATCTATCATCACCGCCGATACCAGCATCATCCGAATGTACTATCAAAGAACCAACAGGAAAATTCATTTGCAACCATCCATCTAGTTCACTCATCTTTACCCTTGCCCCACCCTAAAGTGGTGTTGTGTGACATCCGATTAAACTCGGATCTAATTAATGCTTTGATATCGTTACGCTCGTCAACCAATTTATCATACTTGTTTTGACTTGTCGTACCATCCGTTTCAATACGACCAAGCTTGTGGCTAAGTGCTGCCAGATCATATACCAGTTCTTCGAGTTCATTTAGATTCATCTTTATTTATTTCTTTTGGTTTACCAAAGATAGCTTCATAATTTTTTTCATAAATTTCACGATCAACTGGGCGATACTTATCACCCTTACCTGACTGTGACTTGTCACGCTTCTTAGCTTTGAGCCACGGTTTATCTTTTGCCAATTGAATCCTCCTTTATTAGGTATCCCCATTGTCTTAGTTTAGCTGCTTGCTTTAGTGTCATCCTGCCATGTAAAGAATCATACGCAAGCAGTTCAATACGAGCAGCATCGCGTTCCTCTTGCAGGAGTGTGATTAAATCTTGTTGAGAAGTTCTTTCCATATGGGAAGTATCGAGCGGTTTTAAATCATCCATCAAACATACCTTCCTCATTTGAAAATATTATCTTATCAAAGACATGAGTACACCACGGCATACAGAACTTGCATGGTCTTGCCATACCTAGCTTGCCTGTCTTACTAAATCGAAAGTTATATAATATCATGCGGTCAGTAGAGGTTTTAATCTTACGGAAGGCATCTAACTCAGAGTGTAGGTATGGATACATGTAACCATACTTTACAGTTTTGGGGTGTGTCTTCCAACTGTTAGTACCTATAGCCAACAGCTGTGATTTCCTTACAATCAAACTAATGTGTGCTCTATCTCTGTCAACCGTTGAGGCAACATGATAGGCTAGATTAACCCAGCGATCCATTTAATGCCATCCATGATATGGGGAATGCTCTAGCACAGCAATCAGATATTGCTAGGGCTACTTGTCGGCATTCATCCTGTGCGTGTGGGTCAAGACGGAGTTGACATACTCTGTTGAAACCATAGAGGGAGCCAGTCCAATACCACTCAGTCATCATAGATTGTGGGAGGATTGCTCTTGCTTGTTCAGGACAGACCCCCTCATATAGCATGAGCCTGTATGTACTGAGAGAAGATTTGATTGATTCATTATAACACTGTTGTACTAATGTACTATCTTTCACATACTCAGAGGAGGAGCCTTGCTTCTTGTTCTCTGCTGCTGCCCTCCAGTTACTCTGTGGTGACCAGAAGGTAGGCTCATAGTCTACATACCGTCTACTAACTTCGTTCCATGCGAAGCCAACCTGATGCTTGGCTAGCTGTCTTGCCACAAAGATCGGAGCCTTGATATGGAACTGCAGGGTACAATGTGCAAACGGACTCCAATGCTTATGCTTAGCGAGATAAGTAATAAGCTTTACATTCTGTAGCTCAGTGTAGTTGGCTGCTTCCTTAGCGAAAGAAACACGAGCAGCATCTACTACGGTATTATCACTACCCATTTTGAGTAAGTGTTTTACGGACATCTCTTCGTATATCATACTTTTGTTTCTCCGATAAGTGTTTTACTTTAGAAAAAAGGAAGGGGGATTTCTCCCCCTCCCTTCCTATGGTGGTGACAATAAAGTCAACGGATCTATCTCAGTCAACAAGTGCCGGACTGCTTGGACTAAGACCAATCAATACACCAGTTATAGGTTGCTTACTGACAGAGTGAAGTAACCATCTTCACCTGTAGCTGCCCATTGCTTAGTTACATGTAGGGAAATGATTTGAGAGTCATCTTCCCAAACCTTCTTGTTCATTGTATCAAGTATAGCTTTAGCAAAGTTATCAATATCAGGGCGAGGCGCGTCTAACTCAGTAGCCTTAGGCTTCTTAACATAGAGTTCAATGTCAACAACAAGAGGACCAGTCATGGGTTCTAAGTCTGTACCTAGAATATCCCATACTACCTCTGCTGCTTTTTCTCTGAACTCTTTATAAGTACCTGTGTAATACGCTCCCCATTTACCGACCCTAGGTCTTGATGCGGCAACTGGATTCAGATTAAATCTCCATTGATTAGAACGGGAGATCTTCATCCTCTGTTTCCTCAACATCAACAAGTGCTGGTGCAGACTTAGTTGGAGTAGCGGTTGACACGAAGCCACCATCTACTGCATCAAACCCTGTACCACCTGTGACATTGTTGGCATTCTTCTCAATGATTTGAATGCCATTTAAGTACACACTAAGACTATTGTCTCGTGTGATAACACATGGTGAAAGCTTAAGTCTTACCTTATCTCCACCAAACGGTACGGTATCAGTTGGGGTAGCCTGTGAATCAACACAAGGGAACTTACCTTCCTCAACATGTACGCGGCTCTTAGCCTTGAAGGTACGCAGTCCATCCTTCTCCATGATACCATTGATCTTAGTAGCACCTGACTTCTTAAGGATATCCTTGAGAACCTTATCAAGTGTCTTGTCTAAGACAACAGTAATGTTATGGTTGGCAGATGCCTCACCGAAAGCAATGTCTGGCTTAAGTAGATTGCTCCACTTAACTTCGACTACTTCAGTTACAAACTGCGGCATCTTCTTTAACTTACTCTTGTTCATTCGTAGTTTCCTTCTTTAATGATGCGTTGATATTGTCAACTTGCATATTCAAATCCATTACAATAGTATTCATGCCAGACGCTAGCTGACTTAAGCCAGCCGAAAGCTGACTAAGATACGCAACAACACTATCGGTACGGATAGCAGGAACTTGTTCCTTTGTTTCAGTCTCGGTATTAGTTTCAGTATTCATATTTCCTCCTTTCTAAAAAATAATATCTTCTATAGCCCCAACTATAGGGCTAATGTTAAGTGTTTTGATTTACCACCATGTCTGTCCATGTAGGGATACGGGCGAGGATGAACAGAGAAATCTCTGTGCCTTCCTTAAATCCGAGGATCTCACATAAGACCGCACTATACATAGCAGCATTGGGGTAAATGTTTTTCTGAGTTTGCTGACCAATAATACTCTTGATCTCTTGTATTCTAAAGTGATACCACGGATGGTACGCTTCGATATAGTTTGCTACATCTTGCCAAGCCGGGTCAATGCCATCCTTATAGAATGAATTACCAAAGCCAGCAATAGGAATCTTCCTATTAAGGAGGTCTACTATATCTCTAGTAGATGTGATCAACATCAGACGAGCCTCAGAGATGGGCGCATGATAGACACCAAGAGTTAGGATAGCCGAAGCTAATGCATTCTCTAAGCGTCCTGTTGTACCACTTGCATTAAGACATGCCATTGAACTAGCATTAGGATTATTCCTTGCTGAGTTAGCATGTGCTTCTATCACCATGTTTAATAAGACTTGGTGATTAATAGAACCATGCGGTTCAACTACATAGGGTAGATCAACTGTTATTTTCATAGTGGCATTAGTTCTAGATAGGGTGCGCCATTAATGACAACACCACAACTAATCACAGGCTTCTTAATATTGTTCTCACCATACTTCATACCGATGTGCTTGCGGTCTACACCACAGCCTACATTCATACCGAAGATAGCATTGAGAGGGCTGACCTGCCAGTTGATACCTGCACATGAGTGATGATGCCCTGCTACAACAGACATACCAAGTGCCTTGGCTGTGTTGAACGAGGGATACATACTAGAGCCACCAGTACCATGATGATAGAAGACCCTATCAACGGTATGGTTCTTTACCCATGACCACTTGGTATTGTAGACTTCATTATAAGTCTTCAAGTAAAAGTCAGGGATACCTGCATCACCTGCAAGGCGAAGCACACGCTCATCATGGTTACCAATGGTAACTACCATGTTCTTAAAGGTAGCCTTCCATTCCTTAATCTGTTCCATTGCATTACGATACTCACTCACCGCACCCGGATGATCCGGATGCTTAGCATGGAAGCTAATGCAATGATGGTCAACGATGTCACCGATATGTACAATAGTGTCACACTTATACTCTGCCTTGATATCCTTCACGAACTGAAGGTAACCATCAAGCACAGCAGGGAAGTGAGTGTCTCCAATTACTAGTACTCTACTCACTTATGGTTTCTCCACTTGTATGCATCTTTCCATTGCTGTGCAACAGATGGCATAGGCTCACGACCCTCTTCAACAATAGGTGCATAGAGATCAATGAGTCCATCAAAGTGATCTTTCTGCAGTTGATTCCAACTATCATAGAGATCACCATCTCTCCACTTCTGTTCTGTCAATCGCTTATGTGACTTCAAGTTCTGTAACACAGTCATCTTAATCGCTGTCATCAGGTTCTCCTTCAATAAAAATTTCTACATTCATGTTTGGTTGCGGCTCTATGTTTCGCATAGAGAAGTCTAGGTACGCAGCTTGTAAGAAGATATCACTAAGGGCTTCCGTTGGAAACCAAAAGGATATTCTCTTTTTCTTTTTAACAGATGCAGCTAAGGCAGTAAACAATCTTACTGCTTCTTCTAGATCACCCTCACTAGTAACTTTAAATACCTTAGTCATTGGAAGAAATACTCCGCATCTAAAACATCCTTAATGTTTAATGAACCAGTAGGTGGTGCATCAGGTACTGTAATCTTCAATGCTTTTGATACTTCGATCCGCATGTCATCTAATAAATTGGTCGTATGCATAGCACAGAACTCTTCATTAGTAAACATACGCATTAGATTAACATCAGGTGCAGGACAACCATATGAATCATGGATCATACTGAACTGTTCAATACCAGCACCAACCATTCTATACACAGTACACCACATATGACTTGCATCAAGTGAGTGAATATAGTTAGGGGAGATGGCTAGATTAACTGAGCCACCATCAATTGTTTCCTTATCGGGTGAGCCAAAGTGTAACTCTTTCATATCGAATAGCTTAGCGACTGATCGCCTAGTTAGTATCTCATAGTATTGATGTACTACTTTAAACCCACACGGGGTAGTCCACTCAACATTCTTACCTAACTCACTAGCCATATCAGCCACCACCTTGAGCCATGCCTTGCCCTTGTTAGCCTCGACCAATGTACCCTTGAGGGCAGCATCAATGAAGGTAGCTAACTCGACAACAGCACCAGCAATCTCATCCTTACCAACCCAATCAAGGTGACCCTCAGTCTTACAGTACCTGCGAATACCATAGAAGGTAACACCATAGGGATCAGTCATTACTGCTCTCTTACAAACAGAGCGGTCAATGTCACCCTCCCAATACTCTATAAATTTTTTCGCCCATTTTCCATTGTTAGTATCTGCATCCTGTACTGACACCATGTTAGATGTCATCACATCCGCAACATATTGATACAGGTCTTCGGGCTTGTTAGTGTGTATGAGGTTAACCTTCTTGGCAAGATAAGGGTCACGCATAAGTGCAGCCCAATGCTGAACACCATTACATGAACCATCCATTTGCACAGGTACTTGAGTTAACCCATCAGTACGACACAGATCAAAGATAGCAGCGATACGCTGGAAGCTTGGATTCTTTTTCTTCTTATGTGATACCCACTCAGAGCGGGTAGCATAGGGATCAGTATTGATTCTCTTAAGCATGTCCATGTTATCATCGACCCACTTAACTCGTTGGTCAAAGGTTATCTTATCCTGATCGAATAGATTAGCGACATGAACCTTGAGCCAATACAAACCAATAGATGTTTGTTTCCTTGGCTGAGCAAACTGAATAAGACCACGATCAAAGTCACTTGACTGTGGACTAAGTAGATCACATGCTGCATTAGCACGACCACGGAAGTCACATGTATAGATATGATAGAAGAACTTCAGAGGGATTAATGATTGTGCCAGTTTAATTCGGACAAGCATACGACCTCGTGATCGTTCTTCCTTATACCAATTGCTATATGTTTCTTCCTTGAGCTGACACCACTTAGCCTTCTCTTCCTTAGTCCCATCCTTAGGATAGGGATCAGCAAAGTCAAAGGCTGAGAAGTCATACACGGGAAGGTTAGCATCTCGTGTGTTGTTCTTAAAGAGTGCAGTCATTATCTCTAGCACTCGCTCATTGATTGACCACTCGGTATGCATCATAGCATTAAGACCAGTGACTACTATCTCTGATGGAAGGCTACCATTCTGGTGTACCTTCTCATCCCACATCACATCCTTAAACTTCTGTACTACAGGCTTACGGATATGCGGTAGTAGATTCCCACCACTACTACTTAGAGTATGTTTAATTGGTGGGATAATCATTGGTCGATATAGCAGGGCAGCGGTAGCAATCACATCTTGATGACGCTTATTAAGTTCACTCAATATGTCATCAGTAAAGGTAACTACTACCCGCTCACTCCATCGCTTGCCTGTATGCTTACGAATGTTCTTTAAGTTAATGACCTCAGACATTTCTGCTATGCGTAGCATGTGATGACCAAAGTCTTCTCGTTGTTTCCTTGAGAAGGTTTTCTTATTAAGAGTACCCATCTTATAGGCAAACGCCTTGCATCGCTTAGTAGTCCACTTCTTCTGGTAGTGGGATTGTTTGAGCCAATCCTCACGGAATTGTTTCTTAGCCTGTTGATAGGCTACAATCTCCACTACCATCTCAGATATAACATGTGCTATGTGTTGAGCAGTAGGCAATGGGAACAGATCGTTCTCATACTTACGCTCCCAGAAAGCAGAGTTAAACCATTCGAGAATCAGTGATCTAATAGTAATGTCTGCCATCTTAGCAGCACCAACAGCAAACAAAGGGAATGCCCAATCAGGTGTCTTCCTATTCTCTGATACCGTATCTATCCATTGCTGGTAGAAGGGTGTAAGATGGATGACACATGCGTCAATCAATGTTTGCTCAGGGATACCCTCATCAGGGTTAGCATTGTATGCATCCCAGTATTTATGTTCCGATAGGCAAAGCATATCTTCCTCAGAGATAACTTGTAGTGCAGTTCTTTTATCTTGTTCTTCTTTAGATAATGAATCCCAAAGTTTAGACATGCATCTCCTTAGTTATTAACTCCGATCAACAGCAATCAGTGCATCACCATGATGCCTACGGATATAGGCAGCAAGCCGCTTATATACAGCAGGGGTACACTTAAAGCTGATGTCAAATGAATTGTTAAACAATGCAAGTCCTGATCCCTCATAGGCTGTCATGAATGTTGGATCAGTATCCATGATATCCTCACGGACATCAAGGTAATCAACAGTGCCATCAAAGAGGAACGAGTAGTAATATTTCTTAGCCTTCTTAGTCTTTGTCTTAGTCATAGTGTTTCCTTATACGAGGGTGAGTGCAAACTTCATAACATCCAGAGTAGTCTCTTGATTCTTACCAAGGAGATTACTAAAGGCTGATGATTCAAACGATGGCTTACGACCACGAGCAGGGATACGATGCTGCAGTTCCTTGGTTACTGCATTAGCAGCAAGCCAAAGGTTAGCACTACATCCATTTAACTCAGCCCGTTCAGCATCAAAGGTATCAGCCCACTTGCGGATAGTTACAGTAGCGCGGAGATAGTTCTCATAGTCATCGGGTAGTGTTGGATTAGCCACAACTGGCTCTTCAACCATACCCCATACATCCAACCAGAACTTCTGGATCTCTGACTTAGTAAGTTCCTTACGAACAAGAGTTTGTACCTTATCTTCAAAGAGTTTACCGGACATAGCGTAGAACTTAAGAGCTGATGCCATAGCCTCACGCTTCTTCTTCATGTCACCTGAGTGTACAATACGGAAGGACTTCTTACCACCTGCCATAGCCATGCTCAGTGTATTCTGACACACGATACGAACAGTAGTAGGTAGTGCTTGCTCAGCAAGAGTACCATCATGACTGTTGATGAGTGCCATATACTGTGCGATAGGATCATGTCCATTGACACCATCCATTTCACCTGTCTTACACAAGACAACCAAACGCTTGCCACCATTCATGCTTAGAGCAGACTCAATCTTAATGTCAGCACCAAGATTATACGCCATCTCAAAGACTTCACTATTCTGTACGATCTGATAGTCAGGGGATTGAATAGACAAGATAGCATTGTTATCACTACGAACAATAGCATTGTAGTCATCAGACGTAGCATCACCTGCGGTTACTGGACCGACCTTACTAACAGTCCAATCAAGACCAGCAATCTTCATTGCCTCAGTAGGTGACATATCTTCCTGAATAACCAAGCCAAGTCCATGCCATGCGGCAGTCTTACTATAGACTGCACCATCAGTATCTGTAATGTTATGTGCCATTAGTTTCCTTTAGTGTTCTCTTCATCACGGTCTTGTGTATCAAGATGCCGTATCTTAGTCCGCTTGTACGGAGGTAACTTCTTCTTTGGCTTGATTTCTTTCTTCTGCCATTTGCTTTTGTCTGGATTCATAAGCTCGTTTGCAATCCCATTGCATCATCCATAGTGATTCAATATCCTTAATACTAATACGCTGGTTCATTGAGTTAACTTCTCCATGTCTCACATTGAGAATGGATAACACAACATCATACACCGATTCGCTATCATTGAAACGAGATGGTTCAATAAGCATAAGTTGTAGCACAGTATAATTATCTTGGTCAATTGTTAATGTCTTAGTGAATGTCTCACTCATATCTTTACCTTCTTAATGGATTTAATACAGCCAATCGGTATGCAATTAACATCCGATACAATAGAATTAACCTCATCCCAAGTAGCAGCAACAGTAATGTACTCTTGATTACACTCATAGAGTTTAGCAATAGTCACACATTGGTGGGGGTGCATATCATAGATGTCTTTAACATCCATCCATGAGTCAGCATACCCAGAGATATCTTCCCATTCGATAATAACAATTGCGTTAATCAGTTTCTCTAACTCAGCATCAAACACCATGATAGTATCCTTTCTTAGTGGGACAGAAGAGACTTGAACTCTTAACCAATCGGTTAAAAGCCGACTGCTCTACCATTGAGCTACAATCCCTATAGTAGCACGGGTGGGAGTCGAACCCACACTACACAGATTTTAAGTCTGTAGACTCTGCCATTGGTCTACCGTGCCATAGGTAGGATACATAGCATGATAGGGTCAAAGCCTATTGTATATGCACCTACCAAAGCGTCCCTGACTGGACTCGAACCAGTAACCTATCGGGTAGAAACCGATGCCTCTATCCAATTGAGATACAAGGACAGTTGTTTAAAGTTCATCAACATGTTCAGTAATAACATCCGCAAGTGCAGCGAATGACATACCATGATCATTCAGTTCTGCCAAAGAGTCTTGTCCATGTGACTCACTATCAATGAATCGTCCAAGATTATCGCTCATACCTGCCCACTCACGAACACGCAATGGTAACACAAGACTATCATTATCATAGACAGTAATAGAGTCATCACCTATACTCAACATCTGAAAGTGTTGAGGGAAGTCGATACTCTTACGAGTAACAACCTTAACATCTAATTCATCAGGGTTCTGTTGCATATACAGATCACACAGTACACCAAGGCAGCAGTACATACATGCTCCATTAATATCTGTGGCATGTAGTTTACCTTGCCCTTGCTGATAAGTACCAGACTTAAGCGCATCAACCCATTGCTTAGCAATTTCAATCTTCATTGTCATCTTCCTCGTAGTTAGGATCAATAGAGAGAACACGCTTCATCTCATTAATATATTCATAACCCGCAGTAATCATTGCACCTTCAAGATGGTCTTCTCTGAACCGAGCATACCCATCAGTCTCCTTGTAATGCTTAGGATCCAATGTCATTTCTTCAGGTGTCCACATAGCAACAGCATACCCTTGCTTACGAATCCAAGAGTATGCTTGGTATACATTCTCTTCAATACTTTCATCCTTATTGTACACAAAGACATCAGTCATTATAGTATCCTTCCTTAATCCATTCGATGTAGTTAAGACCAGCGGCTTGCATCTCAAGTTCGATTGTTTCTGTATTAATCTTATCCTGTTTAGGTTCAACTTCTAAATCATCAGGCGTAAGCATAGTAACAGCAAACCCATGAAGATGGAGCCAATCATACATACGATCAGCAGTCTCATAGATAGTTTCATTAGCATCTAAGTCAGGTAAGATCATAAGGTTCCTTTAATAGAAGGGGCGGGAGTTGCACCCACATACTCACACTTATAAGGTGTGCGCTATAACTACGTTTCAGCCACCCTTCTCTGTTTACTTCTTCTTCTTAGAGGGGACTGTCTTATTATCCATACGCATACCACTCAGTTGGTTGTCCAATAGGGTACACCACTTAACCAACGCATCACATCGTTCATTTACTTCATGCATTCGGGTATCATAGAACCTACGATCAAACATACTGCTAATGATAGTAATAATAACATGAGTAATAAACGCAAACATAAGAATCAATAGCGGGATTTCCATTAGTCTTCTTCTCCATTAATATCAGGTAGTTCTTCAGTCCAATCATAAGTTGGTGGGATATACCAATCTTCAGGGATCATGCCACTAACATATGATTTAAAATTAGCATGCATATTCTTAGTCCATGCATCAAACTTATCAGCGGGGATTTCACCAACATCAATACCCTTCTCAGTAAGAAGAGTAATCATATATGCGGTGATGATATCCATTAGTCAATGCTCACAGAGAATGACATGTCAGAGATCTGATCTTCAACACACTCAGTAACCTTCTCACTAACAGCATCCTTGATAAGGTACTGACAGTCCTTACTATCCAAGTAAGAAGTAACAGCATGCTCACAGATAAGGTTAATCTTATTAGTCAGTTCCTTAGTAACCAAGTCAACAAGGTTCTTAACAGCAGTATCAATATTAGTATCGCTCATGATTGTGTCTCCAATAGGTGGTCTAGTTGATCAATAAACAATTCTTCATCTTCAGTAAGCCAGAACTTATTATCTGTCATAGTATCAAAGTCATTCAACATCTTCATTGCATCATCTCTCTTCTTAGGATCTTCGATCCAAAGGAAGAAGACATCAGCAACCTCACCAATAAACTTAATGTTATCAGAGATGATTGTACTACTAGAGGGTGACATTAGTCTGCTCCTGATGGTAAGGTGTCATAGGTATCCTCTTCACCACGGTAAGGTGTAAGAGGGTTAAAGTTTAATTCTTCAATAACATTATCTAACAACCCTTTGATTGTATCATAGTCAACTATAGTAGGGTAGAAGTCTTTGATATCTACAGTACCCATCTCCCATTCTCCATCCTCAATAGTCCACTCAATGCTAAAGTCTACATCAATGTTACCATAGTCTTCAGTATAGATATTCATAGTGTGATTATTAATTCTCATCCAAGGTTCCTTTCTTCGTACTTATAGTAGCCCCAACTATTCGGCAGGTTGCCGATAGTGCAAGGCTTTGTGTTTCCCCGGCGCACACCGGATACCATCTAGGATTGTTGTAGGTTAGTACGAATCCCACCCATATGATCTCGTTTCCCATCGGCAATCTCTTTACCATAATTTGTATACCACCATCCGTATGATAGGGCATCTGTCTTGTCTCTGAATCCATTCACATATACTCCATCAATGGTGACATTATACCACATCTCACCCTGATACAGGGCTTTGATTACTTCATACTTCATCGTCAGTTGCTTCATCAATATAGTATGAGAAGGGGAAGTCTTGCATAGCATCAGTGATTAACATCAATGCATTGTCTGCCTGTTGACTGTTAACATCAAGAACTTCTGGGATCTCTACAATCATATAGACTTTCATGTGTTCACCATAGGGTAAGAGTATAGTTCAATATCAGCACCTGCATACGTTAACCCAAGCGTAATAGCATAACGCTTAGCGTCATGTAAACTATCAAAGATAATCTTTACTTGTCCATTCATCCGCACCCCATAGCATGGGCTAGTAGTCTGCTTAGTTACTTTCTTCTTCAAGGTTTTCATACTTGTCTCCAAAGATAATAGCAATGATCTGAACATCCTTATAGAGGTAACGCAACCCCTTACTTACTTGTTTAGTAGACTCAGCCAATACAAAGTGTGAGCATTCAATATAGATCTCATCCTCTCCTTTAATGGATGGGTTATATATAACAACAACATTATACGGGGCTAACTCTTGCATTAGTCTTCTTCTCCAGTGGACTCAAAGATAACAGAACGAAGATGATCCTTACGCTTACTATAGATGTAACCAATAGAGATGATGACATCAAGTTTATCTACTGCCCATAAGGACATAGATTCTTTCTGTAACATTTCATCTTTGTCATCGTATATGATCATGACTTGCCATAGTGTCATTGTGTGTCCTTGTTAATCTTATCGTTCTCTTCAACACAGTATAGTAGGCATGCTACAATGAGCACACCAATCATACCACCGATAAAGGGTAGGATCATAGTCATACCTCTACCTCAGTCCACTTACTAATGCCACGAAGTTCATTGATAGTCTTCTTAAGACACTCAATCTGTACTGCTTGTTCATGAGTAGTAGCCTCGTAGAACCGAAGGGTATTAGTAAACCCCATGTTACCCGTCTTAAGGATAGCATTAGCAGTCTCTAGTCGAGCATTAGCCTCAATTAATTCTTCAATCATATCAGACAACTCAGCCAACTTAATCTTAATGTCTTGCATAGTATTCTCCTAGAAAGAAAGTAAGTCAGACGTAGTGAAGGACTTCAGTAATGTCCAACACATATACATGCATACACGCACCCTTGTCATGACAGATACTTATCCATTGCTTGGCTGATACCTGCCGCATTTCAATACTTACACTATCCCTAGCCCATCCGGGCAAAGACTCAGATACCATATCTGCTAGGCGTTCTTCCTTAACATCTACCATATCCGTGAACACACCTAGTGGGCGTGTAATCTTATCCGCTACATTAACATCCAAACTACGCGAGGTTACTACGATCATAGTGTCTCCTTTAGATTGACCACGACACGAAACGCCCAGACTCTGCAGAGACAACCTCAAGATCATCAATGCAGAGGTGAGTACTCTTCTGAATATACTCTACACATTGAGTATATGTTCCCGTCTTAACAGTTGTTCCTTTGTATTCTACATGAAACATTATGCTGCCTCCTTATAAAGGCGATCCATATTCCGAATGTCTCTACGCACTAACTCTACACTACGCCATTGACGCATACCATCAGCCCAAGTAACATAGTAGTAACCATCAGTAGGATCACCAACAACCTTATAAGTCATTGGACTTGAGGTATCCTTAATATTCATGTCATACTCCTTAGATGTTAATCAGTGCTTCAGCCGGGACATCAGCCTTAACCCACTTAACCTTTACCTTGTCATACCCTACTGGCGTTGACTTATCCTTGGCACACCACAAGGACATGGTAGCACACTCCGGAGGGCATACCCGGATACCATACTTTGCCTTGAGGGCATCAGCACACACAGCATACTTCTTGCCCGTAACTTTGGCAAGGTAACCCGCAGCGAGTGCAGCATCCTGCATAGTGCAGGAGGCAATCGCACGCTTAATGTAATCCGTAAGTACCGCGTGTTGGTAAGCCTTCATAGTGTTCTCCTTAAAGTTTGAGCGAATAGACGGTAGAGCATACCCTTGCAGGTATACCCTACCGTCTACTCCCTTGCGGAAGTAGCGGGTGTGATACTTAGATCACGATACTGTTGAGGGTATCAGCCATGATATCCGTACGAACCTTGGCGACATACCCGGCAGTCTCAGACTCGAACTTCAGATTCGGGAACTTATAACTCAGATATTCCATAGCCCATTGAGTAAACTGCTTGGCAGTCTCCGAGGTTTCATCCTGCCGACCACGCCACCGGAAGTCTGCAGCGGGGATACCTGCCTTGCCCAAGAGTACCGACAGCATACTGTACTTGGTGCTGCAGTTCGGAGGCATAATATACGCTACCGATTCAATCAGCGTAGGCATGATACGCTGCGAGACTTTACCCTTGTCGGTAAAGACAATGATATCCTTCAGGTTACCATTAATCAGCGTACTACTACCATCCAATGCCTCTTGGAAAGCACCTGCGAGGTTACATGCATGAGCGCAACGGTGAAACAAATCGTAGTTCATAGTTTCCATGTTATTATTCTCCGTAAAGGTTGAATCCGCGTACCACTGTGGTATCGGCTAGACGCACACTCCGGAGAGTGTACCCTAGCCGATATCCCATGCATTCTCGAAAGAACGCAGGGGATATCGGACATTAGTAAATTGTTGCATAATAGCCGCGTAACTTGCCAAAGTTACCGACCGGGTTGCGGTTGTTGAGAACCCGCACCACTTATGCTACCCGTGATTGTTCATCGGGCATTCGATTCCGTGAGAATGACGAAACACGAACGATGGGGCACACTCATTCGCGGTTCGTTCTCAGTGGGCTTGGGCTTCAGGGTACGGCAGTCAGGGTTTATCTGACGTAAGGATTGGCGTTACTAGTCGAGTGTTTGGATATCCACTTGGAGGCAGACCACTGCATGGGCTACTCTCGACCGTCTCTCACTCCCCTACCGTACGCTTAACGCGCACACTTTGGAAGCCGTTCTCGTGATGGAGCGAACGGTAACCCACTTAAGATTTCACAGCATCAATCGCTGATACTTAACAACGGTTCAGCCGGGAAAATCCGCAACCACAAGCCGCAAAGTCCGATAACTTATTGGGGCTGATATAGGTTATCGGACGTTGCCCTGCAGCGGTTATCGGACGTGCCGACCCCCTCAGGTTATCGGACACGCTTGGCGGGATGACGGGGGGTTGCGCGGGGGGGTTTGGGGGGGATACCCCTTCGCTAATTTTTGACCCCTCTAGTCGATTCCCAGATTGAGTAGGGATCCCCCTAGCTTGCCCTGTGTGGGGTTGTTTGTGTTGATGTCCTCCGGTAGCCCCAGAGGGATCCGGGAACCCCATAGGAAATCGACAAGGGATTAACCGGGGGGTAAACCCCGGAGTGCTCTATTCTCTGAATAATCCTAGATCCCCTTTCGGGGACCTAGGATCTGTATGTTTATATAATATTATAATTAACACTTAGGTTAACTAGGGTTACCCTTAGGTTACCTAAGGGACTATGTATTACTATATAATATAATAACATAATTTTAAAAACTTAAAGACAGTCTAGGTTACTCAAGGTATCCCTTAAGTATCTATCTAGTAGCCCCAACTATTGGGCATTATCTAAGAGATCCCCTAGGGGACCTGATACACCCTTTGACATGTCTTCATACCGGACTCCGGCTTTGGCTTCCCTTGCCTTCTTAAGGGCTTGGGCTTCCAGCTCAAAGTTGCGAGGGGCAACCTTAGGTATCGGTGGTAACGACTGAGAAGAACTTTGTTTTCTTCCTTGGCTCTTTGCATAAGGATGTGGGTTTCTGTGAATCATATTCATGTAGGTTTGCAATGTTCCCTTTTCTTCCAAAGCTCCTGAGACTTCTAGGGATCTAGCAGCCACAGCAATTGGACTTCGGTTTAACAAAGAGTTAACTGATGTGATATCACCAACTCCCTTAGCAACCTTCATGTAATCAACTTCTTCATTACCTGTGATTCCTTCTACAACCTCACCAACGCCTCTACCAATACTTTCTGCAGCCCCGGTAGCAGCTCCCATACCGATGGACTGCATTGGACTACCATAGTACTTCCAAGTTCCACCAGACATGTAGCTCAGACCGCTTAAGCCAGACTCTAGAGCACCACTCCACATTCCCATGATAGGGGCAGACTTAGCTACACGAACAGCAAAGGCATGTGGGTTATCTGAGAACTCTTCAAGGATATCCTCGCCATCTCTTCCGGCTATCCACTCACGGAGCAGACCGATAGTAGCATCCAGTGTTCCATAAAGAACTATGTTAGCAGCTAAGTACCGAAGTGTATCGCGGCTACCATAATCCAGTATAACATTATCTTGGAACCCACGGATGTAGGAGCTAAGAGCATACCAGAGTTTACCAAGTGGTGTCTTGGAATCAATCGTAGTAACTCGACCTAAACCAATAGGTTCAGGTGATGAGGTCTTAACCACCAGATCTTCTAGGGCAAGTCCATAAGAACTAATAGCTTGCTCTAATACTTCTGGTTTAATCCCAGCAACAGGATGAGTCGTAGCATGCCAATATACATCAACCATGTTGTGTAGATTAACCCGACCTTCACCCTTCTTGTCAACCTTCTTAATTAAATATTCAAGATGTTTAATCTTCTCGACAGAGTTTAAACCATACTTCATAAAGACTAGAGCTTCCTTTGGGTTGAACCCGAAGCCAGTCTTTCTAGCCAATGTGTAGAATTGTTTACGGAGCTGATTCTCTGCTCCTGCGCTTGTCTCTGCAGCTGCCATATAGTCCTGCATGAGTTTCATCATGGCAGGATCTTCTAGGGCGGTGAGTAGCTTTTGAATTCTACCCTTCTTAATATGACCATAGATCATACGCTGTAGTCGGACCTTAGCCATTGATCTGGTAATATTGGTGATCGCTTGTAGCGAACCAATAGTCTCAGCAACTCTAGCTCCAGACTCTAGAACACGAACGCCTCTATCTATCAGACCCGTTGCAGGGCGAGGATTAATAAACTTACTCTTGATCTTAGATCCAATTGTAGAATCTAATTCAAACGCTCCTTGATTTGCCTCACCCAAGAATCGGGAACTAAACTCATACTTAATATTCTCCAGACCGAAGATCATGTCTCCAAGCTCAGAGTTATTCATAAGAGAGTTCTTTGAGACTCGGAAGTCTCCGACCACAAACCTTAAAGCACTAATGAGATTACCCGGAAGATGTAAAGGATTTGACTTTAGCGTTTCCATCATAAGCTCAGGCAATGCTCCAAGGAAGTAACCAGTAGCAACCTTAACTTTCATCAATGCCAATAGGCTTCTTGCAGCCGCTTGATCCTGATAAGGCAGTATAGGAAGAGTATCTGCATTAGATGCATATTCATCCTTGAGTCTTTGAATACCTTCTGTAACATCTTGAAGTCTTGCAGCCAACTGTCCGGGTGTCCAGTTTTCAGCTTTAGCTATAGCCTCTATATCTCTTCTGGCTTCACTAGCTACATGAGGAAACACATCAGTGATTCTTACATTGCGAGAACCCATGAGTCTATCAAGTTCTCTCTGGAAGATAAGTTCAAATACTCTACCATTCATAAAGTAATTATAAGACTCAGCTAGATTGGTTCTAATGTGTTTTAGAATAACAGGATCGGATAGTACTTCTTCAGGAATCAAACCGGGAACAGACAAAGCTGTCTCAGCTGAAGCATCAACAACCATTAGAGGTCTATCAATGTTAGTACCGGTGTTTCTCTGATACTCACTGTATGCACCCTTCTTTGTCTTGAAGTCTAACATCTCATTCATCTCAACTTCAATAAGCTCTCTACCTTTTAGGTAGTCTTGCCACCGTTGGGTATACAAAGACTTATTGCCGTTGACTGCTTCAATGTAACGAACTCTATCGGCATCAGCTAGTTCACTAATAACCGTAGGCATTCGATATAATCTGATAATACCACTCTTAGGATCTGTAAGAACAAAGTGCTTTTGTGACTCAGCACCATTAGCTAGCTTAGCTAGAACACCCTTTTCACCAACAGTAATTGGGTGCTCAGATACAAACAGACCCTTTAAAGTTTCAGGGCTAAAGCTCTGAGTTGACTCACCGGGTCTAAAGTCTCGCTTGCCAGCAAACAAGTCAGTACCTCTCGCCTCTTTTGATGGAGCAACATCTAGCCAACCAAGGACAATAATTGTATTGATATCTAAGATTGGTGACTTTAACTTACGAGTTCTACGAGCCTTTACAAGACCCGCTACAAAGAGAGCACGATCAGTTGGACTCATAGCTGAGAAGCTTTCATGGTTCAACTGAACTGGCGCATACTTCATAGGATCCAATGGCGTACCATCAGCAGCATTGCTATTAAACAAACCTGTCTCATTCTGTAAACCTAATATAGTTTGATTGGTCTGTCTTGTAATTTGTAACAACGAATTAGCTTCAACAGCAATGGACTTAGCTAGGTCTGGGGATAGACCAAGAGCAACAAGATCAGCAGGGGCAATAATAGTACCCTCTGAAAGCTTTGTATAACTTAGTACACCAACAGCTCTAACTTTATCTAAAGCTAGTCCACTATCCTTTAACTTCTTATTAAGTAATAGTTGTTGTCTAGCAATACGAGTAATCATTCTGGCTTCATCAGACTTACATTGTCTTGCAGTTCGGAAAGCTTCCTTACCTGCTCCAACTAAATGTCCTGACTGTGCTCGGTTGTCTTCAAACAAACGAGATAAGAATCGAATATTCTTCTGTAGATTTCTAATGGTCTTACCAGTCTGACTAGCAGCCTGTGTTGCATTAGCCATCCAACTATTCATTGCTCTCCACCAGTTTCTAGATGCTCGTTCACTACCACCAAAGATTGCTCCAATAAGACTTCCTTGACGCAAGAGCACTGATGCACTTTGTTCGGAGTCCTTTGTAGCAGTATTAATGATTCTACCCATATCACCTCTAGGTGTTTCTTTTATAGGTTCTAATGGAATAGTTTCTGGCTTAACCGGAACTTCCTCACCAGCCTTAGGAGCTGGAGCTGGAGTTGGTTCAGGCGGTGTAGGCACAGGAGACTCTGCCTTAGTAGCATCACTTACTTTCTTTCGAGGAGTCTTAGACTCCTTGGCAACTAAAGTAAATGCAGTAGCATCCTCAGATGATTTAACAATATTTAATTCATCCAAAAGAATAGGAGGCATGTAAGCATCTCCAACTTCCTTAGCAGCAAGCACCATAAGCTGACGCTCTGATAGAGACTTGAAACCGGGAACAGTAGCAAGCTTCTGAACATTCTCAGCCCGTAGCTTATCTACCGAAATCCAGAACTTGGATATACCCTCATCACCAAAGACAGCTCTGTTAGCTTCAACAATTGCTTTGTTGATAGTAACAAACTTTGTCCACAGCGACAACAGCGTAGGAGAATAAGTATCAACTGCCTTATCTATATTCTTCATGCGTGTCCAGTAGTTCTTTAAGAATAACTTTAAGAACCCTTGGTCCATTCCATTGTCACGGAGTAGATCCTTATCATCATTAACAACCCGCTCTATTCTTTCTGTCTCAGTAGTCTTAACAACTTCGGATACAGTCTTTCGTGGAGCAGGGGGAGCAATGCCACCTGTCTTAGTAACTCTAACTGGTGCGCCATCATTAGCTGCTGGTGGAACTGGGGTTGAGGGTAGGTCTTCCACAGGTGCTACAGCCGGAGCTGGAGTTGTGGTTGGTTCTACTACCTCAACCTTAGGAGGTTCAACAACAGCTGTTACAGTCTGTACTGGCACACCTTTCTTAACCTTAATCTTGGTTACAGAAGGAACACCCGCCTTAACTTTAGTTTCAGTAACACCCTTAACAACTACAGGTGCATCAGCTTGAATTGGCATTACTACACCGTCTGAGAAGACGAGAGCATCAACGCCCATTCTATCTGCAACCTTCATAGTGGATGCCATTTTAACTTCGTTAGCCATGAACTCAGCTGCGGTCATGGTCATTGGTAGTGGCTTCTTAGGAACAAACGACACAGCTTCTTTGGTTGACACATCACTGTTTTCAATGATGGCATCAACTTGCTTCTCTGGTCGTAGTACAGCTTCTGGAACATTACCAGTAACTTCCGAAGTAGCTCTAAACAATGTACCCTCTTCCACCTTTGTAACAGGTGTCATAACTGGAGGTGCATCGGTCTTTTTACTTCTAGCAGCCAAGGCTTGCTTTTCTAGCAAGCGACTACCAGCATCAACAGGAGTAGATACTGGCTTTGGAGTTGGCGCAGCTTCAGCTTGCTTAACAATCGCCTTAACTGACTCTGGCTTTTCTACTGCCTTAGTAACAACCTGATCCATTTGCTTAACATGCGCTAGAAGAGAGTCTTGAGTTTCTACTAGCTTAGCCTTTGGATCATATTCAATAGCCTTACCAATAGCAACCATCTTATCAAATAATGCATTTCTGCGCGTGCCAATAGTTCTCTCACCAGTTTTCTTACCAAGAAGATCAACTGATTTAGAAGCTAATTCTTTATCGGACTCAACAGTTAATAGGGCTTTAGCTAGTTGAACTTCTTCTGGAGTTAACAAAGTATTGTTTGTTAAATTATTCCATGTTAAAGCTGTATCAAACATAATAGCACTAAACTCTTTTTCAGTGGTAGGTTTAAATACCCCAGCATTAACTTTAGCTGCTGTTCCTTCTTGTGTAGCTCCTTCTTTAGTTTCTAAAGATTGAGCATTCTTATCTTTTCTAATCTCATCTAACTGTTCTCTTTTACGGATTGTTGAAGCAAGTCTAAGAAGTTGATTCTCAGTTTGTAATGTACCTTCTTTAATTTTTTCAATAAGATACTCTCTCTTATTATATAAAGCACTGATTTGAACTCTTGTGAGTTTCTTTTGTTCTAATGCTTTAATAATAACATCATCTAGATTATCTGCAGTAAGTTCTAGACTACCATCGGAAACTGCAGCAAGCGTTGCCTCTGCCTTTACCTTGGTTTCTTTTACTTTAGCTGCAGTTGCTTCTGCTGGAGTTTTAGGAGTAGTTACTCTTTTCTTCTTAGGTTTAGCACTTGGAAGTTCCCACTTACCAGAAGTTTCATTCAAGACAATAGCTCCAGTCTCAATCATCTTATGAATACCAGCTAATGCTTTTTCAGGAGTCATGTCTGGAGTATCACTCATCTTTTGAATTAATGCTGCATCAATGTTCTTAAGCAAAGTAGGAATACTCAGATGAGTAATATCCTTGTTACTTAGGAATGCAGCAATCGAATCAATAGCAATGTCCTTGGAAGACCAAATAGGAAGATCCATATCCTTACGAATATCAGGAGTGAGTTTACTAAAGGTTCCTTCGTTGTAGATAGATTTAACTTGCTCTGGATTTAATGAAATCCAATAAGAAGTAGTAGGATCCATTTTAACTTCAATACCATCATAACCTAATGTTTGTAGTGCTTTCTTTGTACCAGCATCTCTTCTTTTTTGTGCGCTATCAACAGACTCTCCAAAAATCTCTGAATGTGCGGTAACAAAGTCTTTAGAAGCTTGTTCAAACTTACCATCTTTGTTCTCATCTAACAACGATAAGATAATATTATATACAGGCATTTCCGGATTTCCTCCGGATAGTCTGTCTCTATTAATAACTAATGGATTTTCAACATTCATAAATAAAGGAAAGACTCTAGCACCACTTGGTTTATTTGGTTGTCTAGTACTTACAAAAGCAAAGTTGCTCGCTGTTTCTGGATTGTTAGTTGTATAAACACCTTCCCCAAACATACCGCCACCAACTTTAAACTCATTGAAATCAGCAAGTGTTGTTGTACCATGATATACAATTAGGGGTTTACCGCTGGCATCAACTACTTTACTCGTACCAAAGAATTCTTTGAACTCAGGAGTTTGTGTAATCTCTTCAATGTAGGCACGGTTTAAACCTTCGGTGTCAAAGACACCTTCTGTCTTGAGCGTATCAATGTAATGCTTATGATGTACCAGAGTAACCAGATGAGCAATATCTGCAAAGCCATTATTCTTATAATAGTCTTTTAAGGTATGCATCAACGGTTGGTTCAAGTATGGATCATTTCTTACTTGCTCTAGCAAAGCAAGTCTATTGGTTTCACTAAGACTATTCTTAGCAGTTCCTTCAACAGACTTGTCTAGCAGTTCAATAAGCGAAGTAGCTTTGGTTCCCCAGAAGGTGTGTGAGTATCGACTAGGTTTATTCAGAGGATCTAAATAATTAGTAGCTTGCATCTGGGCTAGACCACGATCTTCATAAGTAGCAGCTAAGATGGTTTCAACACCACCCTGAACCGACTCAAAAGATTCGGCTCCCATACTAAACAATCTTCGTTGCATGAACTTGATACGATCCTTTTTACTCATTCCAACTAGTTGTGCATAGTCTGGAGTAGTAAGTAAGAAGGCAGTCTTAATAAGCATAGATCCAAACTGGGTTTGCTTATATGTACTATAGACATCAACCAAGTCTTTCATATATACAGTAGGATTGCCCTTCATGTCAATAGCTTGTCTGCCATTGCTCTTTAGGATTGTCAGTGCAACAATCAGAGAAGGATCTCTATCACCTCTCATAATGAGATTATATTCACCACTAGTTAACATAGCTCTCTTAACAACTTCTGGACTATGCTCTGGTAGGTTCTTAACCATCCAGTCTTTTACAAAAGTATTAAACACATTGGGGGCAATATCACTTGATACTGTCTGTGCATTTACTGCAGCTGCATATGCTCTTGATAAGTCTGGAACAGAGATAGCTTTAGATGCAGCCGTATCCATTTCAGTCAGACGATTAATCAAACCATTAACAACAGTGTAATGATCTGAAGTATCAAACATACTAGCTGCAAGGATGATGCCATGTTCCATGCTGTTGATAATAGATCTAAAAGAAGATACTTCAATTGGAGCCATCTGTGACACAGCAAGCTGTGCTTCAGTAAATAGAATCTTTGAGAAGGACTGAACAAATACTTCTTCTGCATTCTGAAGATGATACGCACTCAGGAAGTTAGAGGAGAGTAATGGATCAGTCATTTTAGCTACATCTAGATTCAATAAAGATGGTCCATAGTTTCTAGTGAGACTATTGTACATTTTTAAAGTGTCTACATAAATATCCGCTGTTGCACTTGATTGGAAGTAAGCATGCCCAATTTCATGTAAGACTGTAATAGCTCTTCGCTCTGAGTCTTCACCAATCCATGAGCTGTTCATTACTATTGCATTAAGCTTTGGGTTGTAAGCACCGATTGTGGTGTACTCAATTTTCCCATCTGCATCTACAATTGAATCAATTTTAAAGTCTACTGCAAAAGCCTTGGAGTCAAAGTTTAAATGAACTACAGAAGCCAATAGAATAGCTTGGTCAATTTCATTAATGAATCCATTCTCTACTAGTTCATTGGTGAACTGAAAGAACTTCTCAGCATTAGCTTGGTTACCAGAGACTAATGAAGAGAACTTATTAATGTCATCCTTAAGTGCGTTGATCAAAGCCATTCGCTTTGGATTCAACTTCTTAATCTTAAGGGCTTCCTTAATTGAGTCCGTCAATCTATTAGACGGTTTACGAGCCACACCACTGATGTCTGCCTTCAGGGCTTCAACAGTACTTGGAGTGACTGTGCCAGTAATAGCAACTTCAGTGATTGCAGCATCAAGGATATCTAAGACTTCCTTTGGAAGATCAGCACGGAGTTCAGCCTTCCTTGTGGGGTTAGCTACGATCTCTCGCGCTGTTCCCAGCAAGCTGACTGCAGCCTTTTCAGCTGCTTCATTCTTGGCTGCTAAGGAGATCACGGTAGATCTAGCATCAGCTACATGTTCCGTAATAGTCTTAACAGGTTTCTTGACACCACCAAGACTATCACTGAGAGCCTTACGTTCTGGCTTGGACAGAGACTTAGTGTATTGTTTAATCATACTACGCCGCTGCGACTCCATAATCGCATAGGCTTTCTCACGAGCAGGGGTTAACTTACCTGCTTCCTTTTCCTTAAGTCTGGTTGTATTCAGATGTTCTTCGGATGCATAAAGAATCCGAAGTCTATCTGTAGTTCCCATGTCACCAAAGGTATCACCCGTCCCAGTAAGGGAAGCGCGTTCTTTAACCGCATCCCCCGCTGAGTTCTTACGAGATATCTCAGTAACAAACTCAATGATGTTGCTGAGAGTACCATTAGCACCTGTGCGTTCAGCATAGGCTTGTCTGGTTTCGTTGTCCAGCCGTCTGGTCATAGGAACATCAGGGGTTGCTCTAGCGGCATCAGGAGTCACTGCAGCACGAGCATCAGCTCTATTGACTGCAGTCTGGGTTTCATTACTCAACGTCTGTGCTGAGGGCTTTACACCCTCTAGTTCGGCTTCAGTAATGATCTTCTCATGGAGAGGTAGATCAACTGCTACATCCTTACGACTTAACTTGCCTTTGTAGAATCCCAGAGCCTCACCAACGCTTGTACCTTCATAGGTAAAGCGTTTGTCTCCGGTCATACGAACTACCGATTCCCCCAGAGGGGCAACATTGACACCCTTAAGTTTGTTTAGGAAAGCCCCAGCCGTACTACCTACAACTTGGGGTAGCACACCAAAGCCCAAGAAGCCGATTGCAAACCCCTCACCACCAGCCCAGCCAATGCTTGAAAGATCATAATCCTTCTGCATTTCTGGGTCAGCAAAGACAAGGGCATTAGCATAAGCAATTTGTTTTTCTTGTCTGGTAGTCTCTTGCAAGGCTGCACCAACTCCGAAGATTGCACCCGTTAGAGTAGAGCCACCAATCAAGCCAAGATTCTTGGCATAGGTTGGACTTATTCCCAGAGGAAGCTTAGCAATTGTTGAAGCAACATTACGAGCTGCTCTAAAGACAGTTAAGCCTGTAGTAGGAGCTGCGGCTGCTGTAGCAACTAAACTACCCACACCACCAGTAAGAACTGTGGCTCCAAGTTCTAAAGCAATAAACGGAACGGTATCCGAAGAATTTATAATACCACCAATTAAATTATCTCTTATTAGTCGCCCACTGTCCAGATATCCGGGAGCATAGGCTTCAATTCTTTTTTGAATATCACCCTTAAAAATGATCTCACCAATTCTAAAATTAGCTTCATCTTCATTGAGTGCAGTTCTAATTGTACTTGGTGATATACCATTTTCAATAAAACCCTGTTGGACGGTAGGATTTAAATTACTCCACCACACAGCAGGATCAAAAGTTAAATCAACTCGGTTACGAATCTTTAGAATATCATCAATGCCTCTAGCAATCTTAGTATTCTTAGTAGGATTATAAGCTGCATTGTATCCATCATATAGAGCACCGGCGGCTCCATAAGTATAAGCATTTAGAATCTTACCATAGACTTCTGCTTGTGAGCGGAAGGCATCAACCATAGAGAAACCAAGATCCGTTTTAGTAACCTCGCTTGCCTTTGCATAGGCAAGCTGGTACATTATAGCATTCACTCTTTTTTGTGTTGGAGTAGGATTCTCAGGATCTTGTGGTTCTTGTTTAGCAATAGGTAACAACTTAGAAAGTGTGGAGCGAAGGTTATCTTGCACTTCAGGAGTTAACTGACTAGCTCCAAACTCTACCGGAGCTAAGGGATCATCTTTCTGACCCATTAGAATACCACGCTGAAATGCACCCAATGAATAATCTTGGAACTCATTAGGTCCCATACCTAGATACTCCGCAATCTTTTGTGCATAGCCCTGTGCGCTACCTGTGCTAATAGACTCTGCTTGTGATAGAGCATATAAGTTATTGTAAGTATCTTTTTGGGTGTTAGGCTGTGGTCCCCAAAAACCCGGTTCATGCATTCTTGCAATATCAACATAGTTAGGAGCACCCTGATAAGCCATCAAGAATTGATTCCCAGTTGTGTAGTATTGTGGTTGCAGTCTCGGTGTCTCTGGTGTCTCCGGTACTATAGGAAAGTTGTTAGTGTAATTAATCATTCATATCCTTTCTGGGGGCAATGCGCCATAAAGAGGATTACTTTTCTAGCAATCGTTTTGTAATTGTTTTAATCCAGAGTTGGTCTGGAGTATATTTAGTTGTTCTACTCTGTGGGAGTAACCAATGCATTAAGAAGTCTTGTCGGAGATCAATAAATTGTTTAGGATCTCTTAACTTCATTTCAAATTCTTTTGTAGCTTCTTGTCGCTTCCTGTTGCGTTCTTGTGGGGCAGAAGCTGGTTCACCAAGGACTGACTTAACTTGGCTTTCTTGATAAACATTCCAAGCCTTGAGGGCTGAGTCTATCCATTGCTTTTCTTCGGAAGGAGCCAGCGGGAAGGAAGTAGAATCAACACCAGCAACAGCTTCATCAAAAGTCATACGAACTTTGGAACCTTGACGTTCCTTAAGAAGTCTGTCTCTTTTAATATTAAGTCTGATTTGATATTCCAGAGCAGCGGGTTCCCACTTCTTGGCTACAACATCAGCAATAACTTTCATGTAAGTATCTTTTGAAACACCATACATAGGTTGTTTAGTACCCTTAAGAACTTCAGCTATAACTTTGGTTGACAGATCTTTATCAAATGCAGTCAGAAGAAAGTTTGCTGAGTCTTGTGAAAGTTTAACATCTTCATCGCGTGTTCTAAGAATAGCTACTGGGTCACCAACAGTTTGTGCTAATACAGAATCTATATCACCACCTACCATTGCTTCTTTAAGTAATGAAGCTTTGAGGTTATCATAACCTTGCTGCATCATATTTTGTCCTGCTTGTTGGAAAGCATTCGGACCTGTTCCAGTTTCTTTCATTGCATTAGGAACAGCCATAGCTGCAGCGGGAAGTGCATCTACTGCATCTGATAGAGCAGGTATTAATTCGCTAGCCGCTGTGTCCATAGCCTGTCCAAATGTTTTAGCCTTGTATGGCTTAATATATCTAGAGTTACCCGGAAGGGCATACTGTTGTGGAAGATCAGACCATGCCGGTGGTAGTTCACCTGTATCAAAATACAGACCAGTGAAATCATAGGTCTTCATTTCAAGAAGACTGGCAGGGGAATTTAAACCAACTAAACGGTTGTTATCCATAAACTCTATAAAAGATTTCTTAAAGGCAGCAATCTGTGAGGAAGGTAGAACTGTTTTCTTTTGGATAGATGCTTCAATTGGCATAGCAGGATTACGACCAAGCATTTCTAGGCTAGTTTGTTTAGCCGCTTCTTTGTTTTTATTATCTGTTAATATAGAACCAAAGACGCTGTTGAATCGTGCAGTATAAGCAGCTTCATCTTCATTGGGTTTACGCCCTTCAAAGTAAGGCTCCATCTCTGTGGTATCAACATCTTCCCCAGCACGATAGACATAGAATACATTGCTATCCTTTTGCTTCCAAATATTGCTACCACCACGAGCTGAGCTATCCATATTACGAACAAACCTATCTGAGTTTGGTCGATATAGTGACATACCCGCAGCTGGACCAACTTGAACTACTGAATCACCCTCGTGAATTGGCATAGCAGGAGCACCTGATGCTACAGATCTTTTATAAGCATTCTCTGCAGCAGCCTCCATAAAGTCTGATTGGTCTTGTCTGTTCTCTAACTTAGCTACGGCAACGCCAAGAGTGTAAGAGATAAAATCAGCAACAGTAGTAATACCTTTTTTCTTTGCGTCTTCAAACATTATGCCAAAGTTCTCTTGACTAAAGACAGCAGTTTTTTTCTCTCCGGTTATATCGTTCTGTAGTAGATACTTAATTTGTTTGAGGCGAGGATCCGCTTCAACAATATCCATAATCTTATCAGCATTAACAATGAAGATGGTGCTTGCCTCATCTGCAGTCATGTTTGCTAGTAAGAGCTTGTCTTGATTAGCAAACGCTCTAGCAACAGCCTTGACAGCTTGTGGCTCTGCTTGTCTCATAATCACACCCATCTCTTGTGGTGCTAGTCCCGCAGCTTCACTGCTAGGTACAATCGTATAAGAAGGAGTCTTAGTTATTCTATAGCTCTCTTGGTTTTCTAATGCCATGCGATATGCACCATCTCGATCTTCTGATGCAGGTACTCTCAATATAGGAGTACCATCATTTTTACGAGGAGTGTACACACCATTAGAATCAATCTGAGAAGCGGGAGCAAGGAATGGAAGCACATCTATATCACCCATCATAATCTGTCGGTATCCCAGAGGAAGACCGCCAGCTGGTGAGGTCATAAATGCTTGCTCTCTTGGGCTAACACTATATTCGATTCCCCATTCTGACATGGGTGGAATCTTTGCATAACCCTTTTTGACTGCTGCTAGTTGTGCGGCAAAGTCTGCTTCTGCTGTTGCTCCTACTACTGGAACATATCCATTGAGTTTCATTACAGCAGCACTACAAGCAACGGCAAGTCTACCTTGCTCACCCACTGGAATAATTCTAGAAACTTGTGTTTTATCTTCAAAACCATTTGGTTGATTAACAACCATGTTATCTAAGAAAGAAGTGTAGAGTCGTTCATTCAAATCAGGAACTAAACCCTTTGCAGTTTTGATTGCTGAGTCTCTAATACCTATTGGGTTGGTCATATTGTCTGTACTATATGAACTTGCAAAGTGTGTATTAAATATAGTGAGCTTTGTTACTTCTGGCTTTAATCTGTTTGTGTAAGATAAATTCGGACTATCAGTAGAAACCATACTACCATCAGCACCCTTTACAGCGGTAATACCCCGGTGGTTTGCAAGTGTCTTATTAAACGTAGCAGCAAACGCAGCTACCTTACTTGCATCTAAATCACCAGCTCGACCTTCAACTAGAAACTGTCGTCTATTAGCTTCAACATAAGCCATAGCTCGTAGAGCAGTTCCAAGTAATTGTGGGTTGTTTTTTAAAACACGAACAAGACTCTCAGGTCCACCCGCATCCTTTATAGTATCTCCATTAAGTTCTACCAGTAAATCGGTTAGTTGCTTATCATCCAGACCCAATGCTTGTCCAACAAGAGGGCGAACAATGTTATTTAGATATACTAATGTAGTGGCTTTAGTTGCAGCACCTTTTATATAAGGGCTGTCTTGTTGTGAGTAAGTTAGAATCTCATTGACTACACCAATATCTGCTGCGGTTATGTTTTTTAATTCGGATAGAGTTTGCATTGTGCCGCCCTTTTGAACAGCATCTCTAAGGACTATAGCCATGCCCATATCTTCTTCATTCAATCCGATTTCTTTTAGGTTGTCAGATAGTGTTGAAACAGGAAGTTGATTTAGCATCAGACCAACACGAAGCATTTCTTGTGGTGATCTTGTAGCAATTGGCTTACTAAATACAAACTTAACAACATCCGCTGAATCTGGAGCCAGCATACCCTGATGAGATGCAATAGCTGAGCGATCTCTATATTCCGCATAAGGACTAAACTGAGCATAGTCAACAAGTTGCTTAGTCTCATTTTCATTTAAGTCATCTTGACTTGCTGCAGGATTCCAGAGCCATTGACCCGTAGCTTGATCTAGCATTACTACTTGGTTACCAGCAGCATCTACCTTTGGTGTAAGTTTACCATCTTTTAGTTGTGTAAAAAAGTAAGGTGTATTAGTTGGATCGGTTGGAGAAACTGGGGGATATTGAGATCCTACAGCATTCAATGGAGAAGCTCCAGCTAATACCAGATTTGCAGTATCACCAGCTTTATAAGGGACTGCGCCAAACTTTGCTTGCTTAGCATCAAAGTCTTTCTTCTGCTTACCAATGTTATTGAATTGAGCATCAAACAAAAGTTTGGTTGACGCAGCAGAGATGTCTCTATCGGATGAACGGACTCTTAAAGCAAGATCTTGGTACTTAGAACCTAGGGTCTTAATGTCTAGTTCTGGATCCCAGTAATCAATGGCTGGCTCAAATAGACCACCCTTGTTATTCTCTACAACTTCTCTAGCTTTTCCATCCCACTCACTTTTTAAGGTATTAATTTTTGTAATTAATCCATCCATGATTGGCTGATCTACGGCTTTACCTGTAGCTCTAGCTTCACTTTGTTTTGTATTCAGTTCAATATAGGCATCATTTAATTTGGTTGAGTATACATCTTTAAGTTCTGCAATCGCATTACCTTTAGATGAAATCAAATAATCAACGACAGCACCAAAGGTTTGATTGGCAATCTTAAAGCCACTTTCACCTAATGCATACCAATCAATATCTGAACCTTCAACTCCAATAGGTTGCTGTGCAAATTGGGTTGGAGTTTCCTTGTACATATTGATGGACTCAGGCGGCACAAAGCCAGCCTTTGGTCCTTCTTCAAAGACGGTCTGTTGTAATGGATTAAGCTCAGGTGCTGGCATTGGTTGTATCTCCAAACATATTAGGGTACTTAGACATAGCTGTATAAATACTTTCGGTTAGTTCTTTTGTTGTTTTAATTCGACCAGCTGCAATCTCCCCACGAAGACCACGATATACTTGGTCCTTAGATGAAGACTCTGGGTTAACTGCAAAGGCTTCATTCCATCTATCAATGTTATAATGACCTGACTCTAAAAGTTTAGAGACTTCCATTGCTGATTGCTTCTCTTGTCTAGAGATAACACTGCGTTGGGAATAGATCTTATTCTCAATAGCTTCTTTGATTGGCTGTGTGGCTGTTTCTTTAACTAAGACTTGCTCAGCAAACGAAGGAGAACCATAAGCATCATTTGGTAAAGCTTGCTTACGATCCTGTAGACCAAAGCTTGGGATGAAGGTTCCATTCTGATTGTAGATACCAATACGACCATTAACTACCGAAGCTACATCAAACAAGTTCATTTGTTCTAGCTTCATAAAGTCAGCGGAATGTTGGTCAGTAGATACATCAGGGTCTAGTTCATTCTTCATAAGGAATTGATTAACCTTACCACTTAATGAATTGGAGTAGACCTGACTTGCTTTACTAAAGTTAGCCGTAGCCACTACAGTAGATAGCTTAGCCAACTCCGGGGCTAGGGCTGTTCTTGCCCACTCAGGGGAGTTAGCCATACGATCTCGTAGGAAGAACTCCTTACTGGAGACTCCACTGATATTGTTTAACTCAATGAGACTGGTGTTAATAAAGTCACTGACTGCCCCATCCTTACCAGATGGGTGCATCTTTTCGTATTCCTTCCAGAAGTAATTTCTACTGTTGTTGGAAAGACTGTCGAGGGAATTATTATTCTTCCAGTAATTAAATCTGTTCTGTGCGTTAGTAGGATACATCTTAGTTGCTAACTCTGTGATCTGATTAATCTTAGCAATGTCTTGCTTGTCAATCATGTCCTCAGTGTTAACTGCCTCAACGGTATTCGTATTTGTTTCAGTTGCAATCTGTTGCAATGAAGAGTATAAATCTTTTTTAGCCATTAGAAACCCCTTATTGCTTGTCTAGAAGCTAATGCTGATCCAGATAGAGAAGCATCGCTTCCATTGCCGCCACTATTACTGCCACCACCATACTGCATCTGAGCTTGGATACCAACAGATGCTCCCTGCAGACCAGCCTGAATTAAACCAGTAGTCAATGCAGTTGAGGAGTTGTTAGCAATACCACCTTTAGATGGGATGAAGACTCCAAGGTCTGGAGCAAAGGCATTGCCTCGCTGTCCTAGTCTTGTTTGCTGTTGTGTAATGATGTCTTGATAGGCACTACGATGGTTTAGCTTGAGGGCTACCATGTTGCTACCTAGGGCTTCAATGTTCTGACGAAGCATTGCTCTAGCAGTTCCACTGTTTGCAGTGATACCACGGGATGTCATTGAAGAGATGAACTGTGCATTAACTTGTGAGGTTTGCTTGCTTAGTGTACTCTTTTGATTTGAGAATGACTTGTCTAAATAGTACTCTGCTAGTGCTCGTTCAGTTGCAGCACCCTTTTCAATCTGAGCACTACGCTGAAGGTTGGCTTGAAACTCACGCATAACATTTCTGTCTTGCGTTGCCTTTTGCCATTGGTTCTGAAAGTTTGCATTCCTTTGCTGGATCTCTGCTGCCTGTGCTGCGGCATCTGCTTGGCTAGATGCACCTAATGCACCCATGACTCCAGAGGCTAATGCCATACCGCCCATTGCAATTGCTACTCCCATTTGAGTCCTCTTTCTAAGAAGGATAAAATATCTGGTATTGAATCTGTAAGATCCTCAGTATTTACCCGCATTATTTTATTTTGATTTTGTTTATTAAGCCACTGATTTAAATAAGTAGCATGCTCGTAGAATATATCCACTGGGTTGATTAGATCAAGAAAGATAGGATGTAGTTCACACTCGTCTTTAAAGACTTTATATATACTATACATCTGAGCCAGCTTATCTTTTCTTTCTAAGACAACAATACGAGATATTCTGTTTGTGTTAATGGTGATTAAATTAGGATACCAAAGTTTAACAATGTGGTTATTAAGTTCTTTGGGATTGAGTGTGTTTGTTTCCCAGTATCCTTCAGGATTATGTTTGGGAACAACTATGTTATTGAATGCCTCCCCTATGATGGGGAGTCCTGCCTTCTTAGCACTCTGCATTACAAATGAAGTACCAGTACGGGGACCAATACCTGTTACAACAGCTATACTCATGGGCGATTTCTTTTTAATATAGATTTACCGAACCTACCCTTTGGAATATCCTTTCCATTCAACAAGACAGCACCAGAAATTCTATCACCTAGAAGACCAAGTGCTCTTTTGTTTCCCATCCAATCTTTAATCTGGTTCTTATAATCTTCTTGTTGCTTATTAATCAGTTCTCTATCTGGATCAATAGCCAAAGCATTCACCCAATGGGACACAGCAGCACTCAGTACATCAACACGGTCATCATGCTTAAGAGCACCCCGCTTGTTCTGTAGTCGAGTGATCTGTATCTGATTCTCTTTGTCTTGAATAACTCCAACATCAAATACAAGACGGTGTTGTGCCATGATTGGCTCAAGTGTACTTAAGATTCTATTCTCTTTAGATCCTGTAACCTTGTACTCTTCAATTCCAATCTGCCCACAACTCTGTGCAATGACAGGCTGGATAATCTTACCGAACATACCATCACCATAGTTAGACTCATACTTAACAAGGTTAATCTTGTATTGATTAATAAGCTTACAGATCTTCATAAGGGTAACACTATCGTATCCCCCTTGGATTCCTGTCAGTTCATGTACTACAATATAACCATGAGCAAAAGAAGCCACACATAGGGCTGTCTCATCTGCGCCACGACCAGAGGGATCTATAAATAAGATTGTCTGATTATAGGGAGCAAAGGCTGGTTCAATATGCATAGGCTCATAAACAAGATCACCCTTCATACCAAATGAAGAGACTCTTTTATTGACAACACTCTTAGCATGAACTACTTTGACTGGGAAGACTTCAGGATCGACATCCAATACAATTAAATCCTCTAGACGGAGTGGGTATCTTTTGACATCCGCACTCGATGTTTTAAGTTTGTAGTGTAAGTCAAAGTTGGTTGGACCAATCTTCGCTTCAATTTCAGCAAGCTTTTCTGTGGGAAATCTTTCAGGCTGAGTCGATTCTCCCGACTCAATGCCCAGACCAAGAATATATTCATCAACATTTTCTATCTCTTCGGGGTTAGTTAAGTCTGGCATGACAGCCGGAAACTTAACGGTAGGATAAATCCCACCTAATTTATTATATACAGAGTCTCTTGATTGTGGTGTACCCAAGAATCGGATACTAGCCACATCAACTTTATTTACTACATTCTCCAACTCTAAGCATCTCTCCCAGAGTTTCTCTCTAGCCTGAGGGGAGTCAGAGTTTTCTACAATCTCAATATCATCACAAATAATCTGATCAGCATGTAGACCTGTGATCTGAGATGTGATACCCTTAGCAGTTACTGACAGATCCTGTCCAAACTGAGTACGAGTATGTACATTGAAACCAAAGGCACTATCCTTATCATTCTCCATTGGTTCAAGATCCTTCATATAAGGAACCTGAGTTAGGATGGCTCTTGTTTGAAACACAAACTTAATAGCCCGGTCAGCTCCTGCTGATAATACAAGTATTGTAGTATTGTGATTCAACAGGAGTAACCATGAGACATAGCATGCCATGATTACAGACTTACCGTCACCACGCCCTGCCTGTAGGAGCATATTATTAGTCCCTACTTGGAGGCGGTGTGCCATAGCATACTGCTTAGGGGTAGGTTGACCCAAGCCTAGGTACTTGAAACAGAAGTAAAGATGGTTTCTAAAATCCTCTAGGACTTCGGGGGGAGCTTTCATGGGCTTCCTTTCTAAGCCCCCTAGAAGGGGCTATAAACGGTTTCTCAGTCAGTGGGCTATCTAGCTAGCCTATGTTCATTCAAATGGTTCCTAAGGGCATTCCTGCCCCTAGGAACCGTTGTGTTAAATCTGGGTAGACTTAAACTTGAATGGCATCTTAGCCTTCATAGCACTCTCTAGGGTATCTAGGGAGGTAGAAGGGATGCCATCTAGAGCTTCCCGGTTGTCGTTAACCACGCCACGAATGACTTGGTATAGACCGGGGGTACTCTTTGTATCGTCCTGAAGATCGTCTAGAAGACGCTCAATAAGACGAGCATTTAATTGAGTGATAAGTTCTTTATTCACTTCTTCTTGAATAGCTCAGGTAGCTTACTTACTGGAACGACTGATCCAGCAATATAGCCAACCACGCAAAGAAGACATGCAAACCAAACTGAACCGATAAATGATGCCATAATATTATCCTTGTACTTTCTTATATGCAGCATCGAAGGCAGGATCTCCTGCTCTGAATGCTGCGATTGCTTCTCTAATGGTAGTAGGATCTGATTCGTCCTTGGCTTCAGCAAGCAACTTAGCTTGTTGAATCTTCTTCTCTGGGATAAACAACCCAAGAGAATATACTACCTTCTTAATTAATGTACCAATTCCTGTATACCACAGGAGTACACATACACCTAATATAGCTGCAGCAATAAAGCCGTAGCTAAGTAGGTCTGCCCACCAAGGGGTACTGTCTTTTATATTGCCTAAGATACCCGCAATGTCCTCAGATTCACCAAGTATGTTACGGGCGTATTTGTGGGCGACTACAATGTCCTCCGTATTAAGTATCTGTAAAGCACTTGCTTGTATCTTATAAGTGCTTGAGGATATCTCATTAACAGAAGAACATCCTGTAAGAAAAACTAGTAAGAATATCTTACGCATTATTTCCTTTCAAGCATCTCAAGGCGATACCGTAGTTCCTTTAGCTCAGTCATTACAGCCACCATGTTGCGTCCTAATTCAATATCAGTCTTAACTAGATCTCTAGTTATGTCTTTTAATAAAATAAGTTCTGCCATGCTGTTGTCGATTTGAGCCTCCCTTTTGCCTAGGCGTATAATAACAGTAACTACCCCAATGGTGAGAATAGCCAATTGCAATACCGAAACATAGATACCAATGTTATTCTCATGCATGGGAAATCCTTTAATAAACTATAACAGATACATTAGCAAAATCCTGCGCTGCACCACCTTGTCCATAAGTACCAGTTCTAATTATAAAGCCAGCAGTACTTAGGTCTGTGTATTGTGCAACTGGACAAGAAGCACCACCACCATAAGAGGGTGTTGAATCATAATTAAATGAAAGAGAAACCACATATGGAACAGTAATAGCAGGACTAAAGGTAACAGTGTATACCCCAAGTGCAGTACGAACTACACTACAACCAACACTTTTTAAAGTGGTTAAAGTTGGTGAAGCATATGACCAGTGAAGCTGACACTTAGGTTTTGCCGTTACAACTTGAGCATCAACATAAGTTTTATTCGCTAAATGATTACCAGTAGTTGGTTCCTTAGCAGAAGTAACATTATATGTACTATTAACCGTAACTGAATTGTTTAGCGTTGTTGTACCAGTAACTACAAGCGTACTACTTAAAGTTGTACCACCAGTAACTGTTAGGGCATCACTGAAAGTAGCAGCCCCGCCGTTAACAATAGTCAACCTGTTTGTAGGTGTTGAACCTGTTTGTATATTGAATTCACCAACAGTACAACCTAATGTCTGAGCTGCTGTGTGTACAGTACCAGCTGTTGGCATTAAACTCCCACCACTGATAGCTGAAGCTACAGCAGTATCTAAAGCTGTCTTTGTGATCAATGCAGTTCCTGCAGTAGGAACCGCAGTCGGATCGGCAATTAAGAATGCTTTACCAGTGGTTACTGGAACTCTAAGTATAACATCACCAGCAGTGTAAATACCAGCACTCGTAGTACTTATTGCTTCAACAGTAGAAGCAGTTGTACCGAGTTTAAGCTTAGTACCAGTAGTTTTAAATGTAACAGCATCACATGAAAGTGTACCTAAAGTACTAGCACCAGCTGTTAAAGTGTTTGTAGAACAATCTACATTAGCTAACAAACTAATTTTACCAGTACCATTCGGATCTAAAATTAAATCTAGATTAGTGCCTGTTGTAAGTGTATTAGCCGCACCAGCAGCAATAATAATAGATCCAAGTGTGGCTCCAGCAAATGTTGGAGAAGCACCATTATGGATATTCTGTGGTAAACTAATCGTTGGAGTAGTACCAGCACTTACAGTTACTTGACTAGTTGTACCACTAATACTAGTAATACCTGTATTAGCAAGAGTTATAACATCAGTACCAGCATTAGTAGTAATGCTCATACCAGTACTAGCATTAAGTGTTAGAGTTGCAGCTGAAGTATCTGCTACTACTGGGGATTGTCCTGCTGTTCCTGTTACTGCAATTGTTCCAAAGGAAAGGGGAGCTGTAGCAGTATTAGCAATGGTGATTGTTGAACCAGAACCAGTAACTGTAATATTACCACTACCATTAAGGTTTAATACACTTGTGTTTGAAGAAGCTGTAACAGATGTTCCAGAAGATGGAGTAATGGTTTTAAAGATAGCTTGTGAACTACCCTTATCAGTATTAGCAATAGTGATACCAGCACCTTCACCACCACTACCACTAACTGATACACCATCAGTTCCTGTAGCAGATGCAATATAATCTCCAGTAGTATTAGTACCCAGAGCAATTGCATTAGTGGCTACTGTAGTAGCAATACTGACTGCCTGAGAGCCATCAAAATTAACTGAACCCGTAATCGGACCAGTTAACTGAATAGCATATGCATTAGCTAACTTAGTTGCCGTTGCTGCAGTTCCAGTAAGAGCAGAATCAGTAAATGCTATATCTTTAGTTGTAACACCAATACGCATTTTAAGTGTGTTACTTTCAAACCAAACATCACCTGCTGTAGGCGATGTCGGAGCAGTACCACCAACAAACCGTAAAGGAGATAGTGTAGTAGTACTACCAGCTAACTGAAGCATACCAGTTAGTGTGCCACCAGCCTTTGGCAAGGCAGCATTAGCAGTGTTTTGAGCTGCAACAGCAATACCACTAAATGTACTTACTGTTGAATTGGTTGAGCCAATTTGACTTATAGTAAAATCATATGCAGTTTTAACAGCTGTAGCTGACGCTGCAGTTGTACTACTAGTTGTTGCTGTTGAATCCGTAAGATTTACTGCGGCAACACCAGCTGTAATAGTAAGACCATTACCTTGTTTAATACCACCAATTTGGTTAGTAGTTGCTTGTTTAAGCGATATTTCTCCACCGACTACCTCAATACCACCATCCAGTCCGGACTTAATAGACACAATACCTTGTGAGGCAGTAGTTGCTGCAGCACCTGCAACAAGACGAGATAGACCAAAGTTTCTATATGTGATATTTAAAGATGTAGTTAATGCAGCACCTGTTGTGTAGAAATGAATTTTCTTGGTTGTAGCATTGATTATCTCTAACCAGAAATAACCATTAAACGCTGTGGAATTAGTTGGGGCAAGTATTTGCGGAACAAATTTAACTGCACTTCCTTCAACATCAACTAAAACCATTGTACTAGTTGTTGCATATAAGGGGTTTGTACCATCTGTAAAAGTATATGAATACTTATTATAGACAACACTATTATATGTTTCTGTAGCTGGAGTACCAATCGCAGCACTTACAAGCACCCGATAAATCTGTGGTAATGTCGAACCAACTAATTGACCGTTTGTTTGGGCATTAGTTAATACCACATTCTCAAGGAAACCAAAGTTAACAGCATCTCCTGCAGCAGCTGCGCCTATTGCTGGTGTTCCTAAGTTTGTTAGAATGTTACCACCAGCTGTAATAGTACCACCAGAAGCAACAAGAGCATTAGCAGTAAAGTATTGTAGATTGACTGCATCTTTAACAGCCACTGGGTTATTTACATTACTAATAACTCTATTACCAGCATCATAAAATGAACCAGTTCCACGCGACAATGCTCTAGTATCAATAAGACTGTTGACAGCCGCATCAACACCACTAACATTTGCAATAGCCAGAGCAGCGGAAGTAAGGGTGTTAATACGACCCTTAGCATCCACAGTTATTACTGGGATAGCTGAAGCACTACCAACTGTTCCTGCTGTTGGTGCAGTAGCTGGAGCCGGAATAAGGGCTTCAGCAAATGGAGAAGTAGTAATACTAATAGCCGAAGCACCCAACGCAGGAATATCACCACTACCAATAGCTCGTTGGCTAATAGATGTTATTCTTCCTTTAGCATCTACTGTAATATCTTTAATAGGACTAGCACTATAGGTTCCTGCTGAAACTGCAGTGTCATTTAAACAAGCATCGGGTAACTTAAATGCACCCGGAGTTGCTGGATTAATCTTACTTAAAATAATACCATCAGGAATAAAGCTTAATGGGAAAGCAGCTTGACCTGCTGTGGTTGTGTCTAATTTAGCAACTAAAATTGAACCATCAGCAATAGCATCCTTAGGTAAAGTATAACTTTGTGATAAAGCACTACTTAACTTGCTTAGTGGAATATTAGCAGGAAGATCTGCATAACCCATACTTCTATGGCTAGCAAGAGTTACTCTACCTGTCGTATCATAAGCAATCTGCAACATGTTGTTAGTATTACCAGCTGTAGATTGACCATAAGTACTGGCTTGAGTAACGCCAGTAGTGGGTAGATCACTAACTACAATAGATCTATGAGAAGCAGAAGTTATAATACCTTTATTATCAACAGTAAATTTAGCTAGTGCATTAGTTGCATTATCAGAACCATAAGTACCTAGTGAAACGCCACTAGTTGGTAGATCAGCATTAACTATAGAAGCAGAACTAATAGAAGCAATACGACCTTTAGTATCTGGAGTAACAGTAAGTAGTTTACCTGTGCCACCATATGCTTGAGCAACTAAACCAGATACAGTAGGCAGATCATCAACTGTCATGCTTCTATGACCTAAACTACTCAGTACACCTTTTGCATTAACCGTTGCATATACCATATTATTGGTATTGCTAGCTGATGACTGACCGAATGTACCAAGAGTTGTACTTAGTGCGTTTGGTAAATTTTCTAGGGGTAAAAGATAAACTTGTCCCGTAGCACTTGAAAGATTAGCTAAAGGAATGTTAAGGGGAAGCCTACCCACACCTACTGTACCTGCAGTTAGATTATCAGCATTGTTTAACTGACTTAAATTAACAGCATCAGTAGCAGCAGTACCTGCAGCTAGATTTATAATCTTATAGTTTGTGGCTTCACCGGGTAGTCTGGTTGTAAAATCCCCAGTAAATGTTGAGGGTGTCGCAACTACACCTGTACGATAGATTGCACCTTGAGTAACAGCATTCTTTACTGATAAAACATTAGCAGTAAAAGTACCACCTGAGTATGGGATATTATCTTGACCAGTAAAGAATGTACTAGTATCAGTAATTTCTTTACTACCAAGGTCTTTAATAAAGTTATTACCCATTTTTAAATCGCCGTTCCCTAAGAAGGGACCGTCAACTGCATTCTCATCATACTTTAGAATAACTTCATTACGAATCTTAGCAACAATTTCTTGTACTAAATATTTTAACTGATCAAACTGTAAGTTTAATTGTGTGGTAGTTAAGCGAGTACCGGGAGCAAAAGTAACAATACTGTTTATTGAGGGTGTTTTTCTACGAATAAAAACTTTATCATACTGTCTTACAGGTGGTCCTGAGGTAGTTGTGTTTTGGACTACTGGGATAGTGATATAATCAGTATCACCATTATCTAATGTTAAGAAATAACCACGAGATAAAGGATAGTAAACAGCTGGTACTTGATCGGTTCCAATTGGAATTGTACTTAAATTAACAAACTTTAATATTTTAGTTTGCTCATTGATTGTATACCAATTTTTTGGGAAGATAAACATCTGCCTACGATCAGCAATGGTAAAAATATTCTCACCAAATTTAGTATCCGCTCCAGTATCAAATACTCTTTCAACTTCAATCTGATCAATCAAAGGAACATTAGGTAGGAATGCCATAGAACTTAAATTAAATTCCCCAGCTCCTACTGCAGTGCTACCATTCTCATCAAAGATTAGTGTTGTCTCTGCTATATTTAAATTATCATATGTTGTCATATGTGTCTCCGTTAAGTGTCAATGGTTGTGTATTTTTGTTTAAACTTACCCTTGAACTCCATGTTCGTGATATTTACTGGAGTTGGGTATTCACTGGTTATTTTAATAACAGTAGAATCTGAGTATCCAAGAATCTTAGATACAAATTCACCCTGCTTTTGGAATATCTCTAGAGGTAAAGTATCTTCATAGATTGTATACTCCGGTCTTGTTGGAATATAACTTGTTGTAAATGCAGGTCTACCTCTATGGGTTACTTCAATATCATATGGTCCAGTGAAGTAGTGTCTAAAGATAGCACTACGAATATTCAATACACCATCAATAATATTATTATTCTCATCGCGTACAAACAGAGTACTAAGTTCTACATTCATCTTAAACTTAAGACCAATGTATACATAATAATCTTGTATAGCATAGTTAGCACCAATGACTACAATTTCTGTATAAAGATTGCTACCATCAGTTATATTGGTTACACTATAGGGTTGTATGGCTACATTACTGAGATCTTCATTCTGACTAAAACCATTATTAAACCATCCCTTAAAGAGGACTACAAAGTACTTACTGATATCTGTTATATTAGTATGTCCGGGTATACGATAAGTAGTAGTGGCTGTATAGGGATCATACTTAGCATTATAATTAACAGCTTGTACATCTGAATTAATAATCTTCATCTTAAACATACGATCAAGACGAGGAACATATACATCTTCATTTAACATGTAGTTGCGATAAAGATAATAAGTATAGGTTCCACTTCCAGCTACTGTTTCTCTCTTGCTAACAACATACATGTTATTGGCAAAGCACTGTAGTGTTTCAATAGACTCAGTATCATCTAGGATATAACGATAGAATGAATTCTGTACAACCCGATCTCCACTAAACCGATTGACATACCCATAGATATGATTCCGCTGGTCATCATCTACAAACAGTAGTGTATCCTGTGCGGGGGCTGTGGCTGCAGTCCTATAGTTCTTTGGTAGATAGCCAGCTGCTGTGCTTGAAACCTCTACAGCAGAGGCGTAGCCCATTGTACCCTTACCCGTAAACAGGAAGAGCTTTTGGGAATCAAAGAAGTATAGACGCGATCCAATAAACTGTGGGTCTAGGATAGGCGCAGTACCATAGTAGGTAACCGGGGCTACCGCTACATTGCTTGGCGACAGTTCCATACCTGCGGCAGACATCAATTGGAATTGGATGTTAGCCTTGGTATTGATAAACATATACTCTTCAAAGGGAGTCATGCTTGTGATTTCACAGTAACTGTTTGAAGAGACACGAATGTCAATAGGATCTGTAGTGATAATATTCTCTGCATCCTTAAGGAAGAGGGATTCATATTCACCCATCTCAGATGAGAAGATAACATCATCAGCGGAGAACCATAGTCTATCTTTAAAGACTGCGATGGAGTTAATCTTTACATGCTTTAGACTCTTGCGGTCTACGGTCTTAAAGATACTTGGTCCCGGATTGGTTGTCTTGTCACCTGTGGTTCTAGCAGACCACTTGATTGGTTCAATGTTCCATGCGGTTACATTGGATGCATCAATGGATACCACAAGCTTCTGTGGCATTCTTCGTGGATCAATGTAAGAATGTTCATCAGGTGTTCTAATCTTCTGGAGATAAGGTCTACCTGTTGTAGTGATTGCTGTTGTGTGTGTTATGGTATTAGGACCCACCACAGTAACACCCGAATAAGTATAGATACCTTTAGTAGTATCAGCTGGATCATAATAATAAGTCTGCTCAGCTGGGTTCCAACTAATGACTCTATAGTATCCACTTGTTGTGTTTAGATATGGATTGAGTGTGAAGAAGATCTTACCACGACCATCAATAATTCCATTGAGAAGTGTATCGCTATCATAAAGAGAGCGAAGCATGGCTCTTGCAGTAGTATCTGTAGTACTACTTAGTTTGGAATTGTTAGAGAACCAATCATCCTTTTCAGGGGGTAGTCTAATGGTAGATAAATCATCAACACGACTTCCTAAGTAAGCTTGAGCTGTATTGTAGTAATAGTAATCATCAGCAGAGATATAATCTGCATTGGTTATATAGATATGATATGTTGTACCATTTGCTACAACACTCTGAAGTGCTGGACTAATGGTTGCTGTGTGAGTTGAACCAACATATCCTGTTATAGTATAAACTTGAGCGAATCCATTAAATACAATAGACTGTCCTTTATAAGCATCGTCTGTAAAAGATGCTGAAGATGCTAGTCTTACTGTGGATACACCAATAGCACCACCAGTAACTAGAGCACCTGTAACATCCAGTGTGCTAATATTAATTGAGTATCTAGAAGTAGCACTAGGATGAGTAGTCCAATTTGTAGTTACATAAGCTTCTTTAGTAGTACCACCTACATAGTTTGATATTAAGCGTACTTCAGAAAGTCCAGTAGCATGGGTTACTGTGATGGTCATCCAATTATAAGCATCGTCTACATTAGAAGCAGAAGAATCAAGTTTTATATGGCTAGCTGAACCACCTCCTGCAATTCCAGTTAGTAGCGCAGGTCGCCATCCAAGTAAGACATCATCTTCTGTACTTGGTATGGTATCTGCACCTGTGTCAAATACCTTGGCAACTCTAGCTGCCGTATAGTATTTAATCTTACGACCATTGATATCATCGGTTGCAGTTACTACACCATTGAGATCAAACAACTTACCATCAGTAGTGGGGTTTCCAGTAACATCAGAACTGAATCCCGCTCGTACATTCTTATTAAGAACAACGACACTTGATCCCAATGATACAGCTTTAAGGGATTCCTTGGCTGTCTTACTATTGTTTGGATTGTGTGTGATGTATGCACGACTAGTGGCACTTACTACAGCCTCAGTATCCTGATTAGCTGGAGTTAGATCTTCCCATGTACCCGTAGGATAAACTCTAAAAATATAGAATAAGTTATCCGCAGTTGTAGTTGCACTGAAGTCAATGACTACAAGGAATGTATTCTCTTCATTAATACTGTACCAGTAGTACCATAGATCATGAGATGATGGTACATTTGCTAGAGAATATAAATCCAACCGCACAGCAGCAGATGCAGTATCCCATGATGTAGCCTCGGCTGCAGTCTTCTGGGGTACAATCTCAAAGCCGGGTCGCTTCTCAAAGTTACGCTCTAGGGAAACTAAAGCATTATCAATATTTTCTGCTTCGTTTGGTTGCCGTCTATTAGGCGACTGTCTACCAACAGAGTTAGTTGTGAAGACAGGGAGTTTAGTTGAGGCATAGCCACTCTGTGGGCTTCGTCTGCGAATAGCCATTAAATACCTCCGGTACGCCAGTACCTAAAACGATTCGGATCACTGAAATAACGAGTACGCATGGCAACATCTCTAATCATATTACTATTGCTAAAGATGTTTTTCTTCTTATCATTAATATCTGAAGCTCTGCTCTTAAGATTAAAGAGTTGCTCTTGGTATCCCAAGAAGGCATCAGTAGCTTCATCACCTTGAGTAATACTCTGATAGTGACGCATAGCAGTAGCCATGATAGCTCTCTGTACTGAAGTCTCTAGGTTCTCCCAAGGGAGTTTCATAGTTAGTTCAATGTAATAAGGACCTTTACTAGCTTCCCATACATCTGTATCATCAGTAATATTCCACATACGAGCAGGAGATGCATTGTTTAATACTCTTGCTTTAATAAGCCAGTTATCTTTATTCACATGCTGTGATACTAACTCAGCAGCAAGGATACCAGACTCATCCGAATCTGGAGTAGGTAAAACAATATAGCCATCTGCCATAAGTTCAAACTTACGGATATATTTATTATTAGCAAGACCTCTTAGCTGATGATCAATGCTTGCTTGTTCAAGTAGAGTATCAGCAATACCAGTATCAATACCCGACTCACCCTCAAGGTCAGCTACAAGGTTCTCACCTGAAGCCAGTAGCATATGATTAATTGCCTGTAGCTTAGTTATTAAGCCCATAGTAGCCTCCTTTAGTTGTTAGAAAAAACCCACCGACTCCCACTTAAGGGAGCCGGGGGTAGATAAACGATCACCTCCGATTCAAACTAGTACTAATAATAGAAACTTGTTATGAAGGAGAAGAGTAATCATTAGCTTGTGAAGTATTCGCCACCGAAGCCACCAGTGTAGTTAGCAGCAGTACCACCTTTTAGGAAAGTAGCAATATCATCACGAGCATCGGCAGCACCAGCAGATGCACCACCAGTGATAAGCTTGACCATTTCAGGCTTGATAATACCAGTACCCTTAAGCATGCTGCCTACGGTGAACTGAGTATTACGGCGAACATCCTGTACGGTGTCAACCTTCATGCCCATGAGGGAAAGACCAGCAATTGCTTCTGACTGGAAGATAACACCATAAGTTGCAAATGTAGAGCAGTCTAAGTTATACTTAGAACCACCAATGTTATTAGCAGCAGTGATGTGATTGAGTTTTGGAATATGGTTAGTCTTAACAATCTTGACACCCATGTAATCAAGACTATCAGTCATTTGATTATAACCCTGTGAGATTGGCGCACCAGCACCATATTCATCACTACCAGTAAACATTGGATTATTTGCGTAGTTACTAACAGTGTTGATAACACCAGTAACTGCTGCAGCACCTACGTTATTATAACCAGTGAAAGCTGATCTTGGGATACCAAGAGCACGGATTACTTGGAATACCTTTGGAGGTACAGCGCAATAAACACTACCAACTGCAATATCATTCTCCTGACAGGTAACAAGATAATCTTCAATTGCCTGAAGAATCTGTAGTCCTTCATTATCCGTAGTTGCAGCAATCAAACCAGAAACAGTTCCACTTGCAATCTGCTTTGGAACATGGAAGGCAGCAGCTGCAAGACCACGAGGATCTCCAGTTACTGGTGGTAAAGAACCTGCGGCTACAAGTGCCATCAGAATCTGACGGTCACGGGTATTAGCAAGGGTGAGTCCAGCCTGACGAGCCAACTCAGAGCGGTAATCCCACTGAGTAACGAGCAAGTCAACATTGTCGGTTTCAAAGTGAGCTGCCATAGGACGCTTATCAAGATTGACCTTGATAGTGGTCGAAGTAGCATTGGTTTCACCACTGAAACCACCAAGCTCAACACCCGAATTCCAAGATGGATTAAGACCAACAGTACCCGTGATTGGGAACTCATAAGAGAAGCCACCAGTAAGAGTCTTGGTTGTGATCATATTTTCAAACATGTTGAATTGATCATATGCATTGATTACTTCGCCAGACCAAAGTGGCAACCAGAGCTTATTAAGTGGAGTTGATCCACCCGAAGTGTTGTCTGAAATGCCAGTACGCGGAAGTGTAAAGTCAGCAGCAGCAATATTTGTACTATTAAAAGCCATTGTAGTATTCTTTCTTAAAAAAGATCATATCATTCATATCAAATTGTAAGACAAAAAAGTTCTCAACCGTTCGATTATTCCTAAGGGAGTCTTTTTGTTGAGTGAGTTTAGCCAAGGGTTATCCATTACCATAAAGGGGGATTTACCCTTTGGCTAACCTCAGTCGATCCGTTGTCTTGCTACGGATTATTTGGGTAATTTTTCAAAGTTAGTACGCATCATTCGCTGCTCAACATATGCACGATACTTAGGATCGTTGTTAAAGCCCGGATGATTACGCTCTGCAGAGAACTCTCGCTTAGTTTGATAAGCAGTGATTCCCTGCTGAGTCGATGCAATAGGGATCTGCCCCTTTGCACTTGGCTTGGGTTCTGCACCCTTGCTTGTCTGTGTGGTCTTAGCATACTTAGCTTGAAGCCCATAGAGGGCTACATCCCAAGATGCCGATGCTAGGTTCTGATTGACTGAAGCTTGTTCTGCAGCACTGAGATTCTTGCTAGCCCAGACAAAGAGTTTACTCAACTCGTCTCGACCACCAACTAACTCAGATGCCTTAGTATAAGCCATCTCAATCTTAGCCTTCTGTCCCTGCATATATTCATTAACAACATAATCAGGAAGACCAGTCTTCTTCTTAATGACTTCCAATGTTTCAGGCGAGAGATCATTGTTGGCTGTGAACTCAATGGTCCACTGCTTCCAATCATCTGAGGATGCCGGGATGTTTTCTACCTTGGCTACCTCTTCAACCTTGTTCTCTGGAATCTTTAAGACCTCTGGTAGCAAAGGAATTACTTCCTTCACAGGTTCTACCACAGGTTGTCCCGTAACTGGATTAGTAGTTGACGGGGTGTTTTCATACTTCTTCTTCAGATCTGCGACTTCTTGTCGTGACTGAGTGTATCCCTTTTGAGCAGTCTTTAAACTCTCAAACCAAGCTCCGGCATCCTTGAAGTTTTCAGGGACAGCCATACCTTGGTTTCTTACATAAGCATCAAAGGCTACTTTCTCACGAGCAAGCTGAGCATCCTCTGGAGTCGATGTAAGAGATTGTTCCGAAGACATGACTGGAGTCTCGGAGGATTGTTCCATCATATCGGGAGTCTCTTCATTCATATTGTGTATCTTTCGTTAAATTTAATAAGGCTTCTTCTTTGAGGCGGCTTTCTTAACTGCCATCTTCTTATCCATCTTCTTGTCCATCATCTTCTTAGCTGGTTTCTTCTTCATAGTATTCCTTTCTTATGCGAATACGCGATAGGGAATCGCTGGTGCGGGATCAACAACAGGAAGCAACTCAATCTGTTCTTCAGTCATCTCAAAACAAACACGGATGTTTGTATGGAATCGTGAGTCAGTTGTGCCGGGTGTAATAACAACACCTTCTTCATCTATAATTGGTGGCTTTGAAATTGAGCCGATATAATCAATAGCAACTAAACCAGTAGGGACTAGGGTTGTCACACCTTCGTGTACTTGTTCAGCAAGAATACCTGCAGCTACGAGAGCGGCATCGGTTTCTTCTTTAGTATCTGTTCGTAATTGATAATCCATAATATCTTTCTTAAGCTGTGATTGATTGGAGTTGAGCGTTAGTTAATCTAACAGGATAATATTTAAAGCTTTTAATACAAGCATATAAATTATCTCTAGATGTTGCAGCCAAACTAGTTGCATTACACCCTAGTGTAATATAACTCCATGTTGCTGGATTTGGTGCATTATTACCACCACTACTAGTCATTGTTCCTGTTGATAAAGCACCATTTAAACTAGATGAGAAAGATAATGCTAGACCAGTATAAGCACCATATGATAATGCTGTCAATGACTTTGTATTGCCACCTCTAGCTAAACTACCTACTGAACCACCCCACCAATTTGCAGTCAAAGTAAGTGCATCGGCTCCACCATAGAAATGCCCAAACCAAGAACCGTTTGCATAAGGAGTACCAAACTGTGATGGGCTAGTTGTTCCACCACGAGGAAGTTCTGTTTCAACAAAGAAAGTTCCTTCGTTTGTGTTTAACTTCATTGTGGCTGTGTTTGTAACTGCCAACAGATCAGGAGTCCGCGTGACTGTACCCGAACCCGTAGGAATATAAGAGGATGCGCCGGAGCCAGCCTCTAGTTGTGCGCCCCACACATAATAAGTACCAGCCGCTGCATCATCTGCTACATATGCCCAAATGCTTGTACATCCTACTGGAGTTGTAAAGGTTCTAGTAACACGCTGAAAGTTTGCTGATGCTGGTATTGGAATATTCTCAACAATAAACGTACCCGCCGATGCGTTGTAGATTTTCCAATTACATATACCTGTACTTTTAATCCAGTACGAAAATGTATATGTTGTGCTTGCTAATACTGTAATGTTTGTTTGAACTGCTCTTGCGTATCCAGTCGTATAAACCAACTTTGTTGTAGTATTTGTATTATCCGGAGCAACTAAATCAGTGCTGTTGAATTCCACAGTAAATGCTGGACTTGATGAAGACCACTCAGTACCCGCAATTGTTTGACTTCCTTTAATTAAGTTTGCCGTCTGCCCTTCAATTAACAATCCTCTTGGCTGCCCAATGTTTGTAGGACTATAGTCGAACCGAGGGGCGTGATAAGCTGCTGTGGTCGTTGGGTAGTAGGTCTGAGCGGTGGAGCCGGGGTTTATCTGCAAGCCCCAAATGGCAACGCCTTGGGCTGCAACACCAGTAAAATTTAAGCCTGTGGGGTCTGTTGATGTGGAAGAAGCCATGAACACATATACACTTGAAAGTGAGGTATAAGTTCCCGTAAGTGTAATTCGATACCAACCGTCATCAGTTACCTTAGTAATTGTCGCTGCTCGGTTTGGCGCAGTTCCACCAACCGCCCCTACCACACTCCCAGCATCAATTAAACTGAAGATTGCAGAAGCAGCCACATATCCGTTTGCGTTAATACCAACTCGGTAATCTGATCCAATTTGTTTTACATAAACACTAATTGTTGTTGCGCCAACCATTGCAATTGGCGCGCCGAATTGCAGCCGATGATAATCTGAAACTAGTGTTGGATAGAACACAACAGCAGTGTTGCCTGTTGGTGATGTAGTGGTTGACCGCGATAGGATTGCATTATCGTTGTAGTTTGAGCCTGTAGTTAGTAATTCAGAAAACGGAGCAGTATTTGCCCCTGCGTACTCCACATACCCACTTGAGTTTACAAAGGTCGCAGTACTTGGTCTACTAAAAGTTAAACCACTATTTATTAAATCTGTATGGCTAGACATACTTAAAAAATCTAAATTCAGAGTAGGTGCAACATAGTCAGGTGAAGTAAGTTGTTGTAATTGTGAATTAGAAAGTCGTGTTGGAAAGAATTTAAATTGTTTTATGTGTCCGTTTCGTATGCCATCTCGTGCAAACTCAAGGGATGTAACAGCTTCAAATGTACCAGCTGCTTCACCAAGTCCAACAGTGTTTCCATTTGCCGAGTAAGCAAAATCATTTGTCTTCAATGCAAATGCAGTTTTGTAAACGGCGGTTGTGGTGATGTTGGTTGGAGATCCTGATGGTGAGTCAAAAGTGAGAGCATTTGCTGGATTTGATAAATAACGCGCTGATGCTCCAAGTCTTCCATCGGTGTGTCTGGTGTAGTTACTTATTCGTAAACTATTTGCAGCACTAATTAATCCCCAACTATTTGCAAAGTTACTTGGTGCTGGCACAAATAAATTGTCACCCACAAAAAGACAAGTGCCTTCTGTGTTATTAAACCAAGAAGAAAAGTTAGTCCCAGTAATCTTACAATCATCTCCATTCCGCTGGACCGTACTTGCACCCGTAGGTATATAGGAGGATGCACCAAAGTTAGCTTCTAGTTGTGCGCCCCACACATAGAACGAAGATCCGTTACCAATATAGGCTTCTCGTCCATAATCACTTGTGTTAACGGAAGACGTAGCAGAATCTAATGGAACAATAAACACAAAGCTTACAGCTGCTGCAAGTGTTCCAGTTAATTGTATGCGATACCAAGAGTTGGGATATGGAGTAACAGTAGCACTAGCTGCTGTTGCTGTTCCAACTGCTGCGGCTTGTGTTATTACACCAGTAGCAGTATTAACTGTCACATAAACAAAGTTTCCAGCAGCAGATGGAAGTACAAGTCGGATGTATCGCGTACTGCCAGTCCCAGCCTTTACCCAAACGGAAGCCGTGTAGGTTCCCGCTGCTGCGGTAAGCCCCTGATAAAGCGAACGAGAATTATTAGCAGTACTTTCCGTACATAGATTTGCTGTATTCGTGTTGTCTGGTGCAGTCCCGCCAGTTGCAGAAATAGATGTATAAGAACTTGGAATGCCACCTTGAATAGTCCACCTAGTGGCTTGCGTGACATCTTGCGAGTAATACAGCGCATTCTGCGTCTGCCCCTCAATCAGCAGTCCCTTTGGCTCCCCAATGTTCGTAGGGCTATAGTCGAAGCGAGGGTCATCATATTTGGCTGTTGATGTAGTAACAATTAAAGGTCGAGCAACAAATCCCATTTCGGCTTGTGCGCCCCATACATGAATACTGTTGCCAACAACGCCAAGAAATGACCATGACCCGTAACTAGTATTTTCAGCAGTTCCTAGTTGGATGTTTGCATCAGCACCAGTAGCACAAGTAATTGAAAATATGCATCGATACCAATCGGTAGTTCCAACACGTTCGATGCTTCCGGTAATCCCATACCCTGCATTAGCAATCGAATAGGAACCACTCCCGGTTAAGGTGTAAAATATAAGTGCATCACTGCTTACGTTATTGTCTCGTATCCATCCAACGGTTCGATTAACACCTTTTTTCATGTACACACTAGCGGTATATCTCATACCACGAATGCTTCCAACCGCTTGAATTAATGCATGAACATTGTTAACAGCAGTTTCACTTATCTCAGTTGCTGTATTGCCATCATTCGGATCTGTCGAACTAACGCGAGTTACGTTAAGAGCAGTCCAAGATGCATTGGCTAACTCATTACTTCTTAGCCATAAGTTTGATTTTGTCCATTCAACGTAACCGCTTGAGTTTATAAACGTGGCATTGGAAGCGCGGGTAAATGTCAATCGTGGATCAAGAACACCCTTAGTAAAATCTAAGTTCAATGTAGAACCATCTCCTCCCTCTATAGGAAGCAAACGATTCCGTTGTGTCCTCCATGCAGGAGGATCTAAAGTCCATGTTCGATTACGATGCATTACATTGCTCCATAGAAAGCATTACAACCGCCAGCTGTAGTAGTACCTATAAATTCAATTTTAACTATTTCACATCCAAGTGTATCTACTAATACAAAAGCAGAGTCATTCATACTAGTTGCATTATAAATTTTACCATCGCCTTGAGTCTTAGTGATAGTTGCAGAAGTATAGAATCCTGTAAAACCTCTAAAGTTTATTACTAAGTTTGGAGTTACAAGAGATGAAGGCACTAAATTAGTAACAGTAGTTGTAATCTGTGTTGAAGAATCAATAGATTGAATTGTAGCACCAGAACCAAAAGTACCAGTACCAGAACCAGTTACTAAAGTTTGACCAACAACTAATCCAGCTGTAGATGGAAGAGTAATAATCTTATCCATAGCATCAAAGTTAACTGCACCTACAGTGTTATGAGGCACAGTAACTGTAAACTGAGTTGCAGAAACAATAGTTGCAATAGCTGCAGAAGTTCCAAAAAGACCTGCTCCAGAATTCTTACTGAATGTCATGCCAACTGTTAAATTAGCAGTAGTTCCCGCTGTCAAAGTTACATCGGATCCAGCTACTAGTGTTGCAGTAAGTGCTTGAGCACCCTTGATAACAGCTTTAGATTGAACTGGAGTAAATACACATGAAGTTGTGTTCTGTGCTGATACAGTTCCTTCAAACAATAGTTGAGGAATATAAGTAGGTGGAACACTAGCAACTGTATTCCAACCAGTAACTTTAAACCGTGGCGTTGCGCCTACGGCAGTTAAAAATACAGGAGAGATCTTAATATAATTAAGAGGAGAACTCTGAATAGTTCCACCAGTAGTTGGCAATGTGGTTGTAGGAGAATAAACTGGATATGTAGAAGCATTGGCAGTAATTCCAAATGGAGCTAATAGCTTCATTGGTTCTTGCACCGTCTTTAACTGTGACATTGTGTGTGTATGAATCATTATTTTTTATCTTTCTTTGGGTACACTATCTTTGTAGCGTCTTTGCCCGTGCATGTGGTAGTCTTACCACAGTTACATTTGTATGTTTTCTTTGCCATGTTTTACCACTTGACTTTACTATAGCAAGCATCTTTAGCTTTAGCCATTATGTGCTTTCTATAATTAAGGAATATTAATAGGAGGAATAAATCTTGGAGTTGAACCTGCTTCGTATGTCCATCCACTATCACATAGTTCGCCGTCAGCAAGTTGTAGTAGTTCAGTGCCTTCAGGTGGTGACCACGGCGCAATACCGTCCCACACAATAATAGTCCAAACAATGCTTGATTGAATAATTGCGTATTTATATATCATGTGTAGCACACCGTTGTAATGATTGCAAATCCATTGCCACCTTTACCACCATTTGCGCCAACGGCAAGTGAACCTGATCGTCCAGCACCACCGCCGCCGGATCCACGGATTCCTGCGCCACCTACGCCACCTTGTTGGTTCGTAGCATTTGTGCCACCACCACCACCTGCGCCGGAGCCGAAGCCATAAACACTTATTGTTCCTGCGCTACCTGCTCCACTTGGGGTTGCTCCACCTGCCGCTCCACCTGCTTGACCCGGAATACCGTTGGTACTTCCGTTGTTTAGGTAAGTCCAAGTATTCGCTAAACCACCTTGTGCGCCGTTTCCTGATCCTGTGGAACCACCTGCTCCACCACCTGAGCCTAAACCACCAACTCTACCGCCCTGAAGTACTGCACCACCGCCACCCCAAGCGTTGACTGATGATGATCCAAGGATTTGAATATTTCTGTATTGACACCCGGTGGTTGCACTGGTTCCAATGCCACCTCCTAATGCAATAAACCTATCAAAAGTAGTTGCTGCTCCATATGTCGGTGCTGTAGCAGGAGAACCAATACCACCGTTTCCACCTGCTCCAATAGTTACGGATTCGGTGGCATCCAATGTGCTTGAAGCTACGGAGATCACAAACGGTTCACCCGCTGCTCCACCAATTCCTCCGGCAGCAGTAGTTGAATACATACCTCCTGATCCTCCACCTGACATGACAATGGTTGTTGTTACTGCTCCCGCAGGTTTCGTCCAAGTACCGCTACTGTCAAAGGTCTGCACATTGACACTTTGTGTCAATCCACCAGTTAGTCCTATAATATCAGCT